AGTTCCAGTCTGAAATCAGTGGTATGCGCGAACTGAAGGAAATCATCACATATGCTCAGGCGCGCGGCACTATCCAAGAAGTTGTGAAGGGTAAAACAAATAACGAAAGATTCATTAAGTACACGGGAGTGCAAGTATGAAGATTTTGACTGAAGATTGCGACAAGCTGCCAGTTCTTGCACAGATTCTTCTGAGGCGTGCGCTAGTGGTGTCTGGCCTGTCACAAGACATGCACGTCGAAATCACTGATGACGTGAACGATGAGGACATCAAGATTACTCTCGGCACGGTCAAGGGCTACAAGGGTAATGCGTACAAGACGCTCTCACCTAAGCAGATTGTCACTAACCCACAAGCTGGTCTGTTCCTGGCTCAGGCGTTGCAGTATGCCTACCTTGGTGCGGAGCAGCTTGGTCTGAAGCAAGGCGAAGACTGGGTGATCTGGCAGGGTGAGGACATCACGTTCAAGCCGGGTACTCTGATTGCGCTCGATATTGAGTCCGCAGGTGACATTGACGAAGACACTTTTGCGGCTGGCCGCATCCTCTCGATTGCGCTGTGGAATGGCAAGTTCGGTGTCGTCATCCCTGAAGAGCTTGCCGAGACCGACAAGGCAACAGAGCTTATCAAGCGTCTGTGCGACACCTGCACTGTCATCTGTCACAACGGTACGTTCGACATGCCCTACCTGTCGAAGCGACTAGGCATCCGCGTGTACCATCACGAGGACACGTTGCTCATGCACTTCGTGCTCGACAACCTGGCTGGTGAGCATGGCTTGAAGCCTCTCGCTCGTCGCTGGTTGCGCGCTGAAGACTGGGACTCGGATGCTAAGTCTTACCTGAAGGGTGGGGCGTACTTCGAGAACATTCCCAGGGAAAAGCTCTACGAGTACAACTTGGCAGACGCGGTGTGGACCTTCAAGCTGTACGAGTACTTCCTTCCCATGCTTAAAAACAGCGGAAAGTACGACTACTATCGCTACCGTATGCAGGTCACGAAGGTTCTGAACGACGTGCAGATGAACGGTGTGGCCGTGTCGCTCGAAGCACTCGATGAGCTGGAAGAAAAGTACAAGCGTCAGTGTGACGAGAACCTTGTGACACTGCGTGAGCACGCGGGTGAGGACTTCAACCCTCAGTCACCGAAGCAGATCAAGGACTACTTCACCTCTAAGGGTGTGTCGTCCCCGTCGTTCGACAGTGACCACCTGAAGAAGCTGCGCCGGGGTGGTAAGGAAGTGGAGTTTATCGACGCTCTGCTTGAGTACCGCTACGCAGCTAAGGTGATTGGCTCATTCATTGCTAACGTGCGGCGTAAGGTCGGTGAGGATGGGCGTATCCACCCGTACTACCTGCCTCACGGGGCTAAGACTGGTCGCCTCTCGGCTAAGGGTCCGGCGATTCAGACAATGGGGCGTGACAGTGGCATCAAGCGCGCCCTTGTCGCTGAGCCAGGCAATAAGATTGTGAGCTGCGACTACTCTCAGGCTGAGCTACGTACTGTCGCCGAGCTTGCAGACGACGAAGCCATGATTGCTGCCTTCCAACCTGGTGCGCCTGATTTCTTCGATGACTTGATGACGAAGATTTGGCCTGAAGAGTTCCCGACAATCGAAGCGTATGAGTCTTTCAAGCACGGACAGCCAAAGACTGCAAAGAACCGACGCGCACTAGTCAAGAGCGTCGTGTATGGCCTCAACTATAATAGAGGTGTACCAGCTATTGCGACAGCTCTTGAGCAGCCCCTTGAGGCTGCACAGCATGTAGTCGATCAGTATCTCGGCTCCTACCCAGGACTACGAGACTGGCAGGAACGAGTTAAGCACAGTGTCGGACGCAAGGAAGAGGACCATGAGCGAGAAACCAAGTTCGGACTCACGTTCAACCCACTGTTCATTGCGGACGCAAACTACAATTCGACACAGAACGAAGCACTAGCCTTCGTTCCGCAGTCAACAGCAAACGACATCTGCCTCCACGCAGCAATCGACGTCAACAAGCAAGTAGGACAGTACGGCGCAAAGATTGTCGGCCTCGTCCACGATGCTATCTATGTTGAGTGCCCAGAAGAAACTATCGAAGAGTGCTCGAAGATGATGGAGCGCGAAATGTCCAAGGCAGCGACACTGGTTTTTAACCGCGTGCCCTTCGTCGCAGAAGCTGAAGTCGGCAACAACTGGGAGGAAGTGTGACAGACTACAAGCAGGCACCCTGTAGTGGAGCACCAACTGAATGGTTCTATGACACGACACTCTATGAAACAGTTGTGAGGGCTTTCTGTAGTAAGTGCCCAATCAAAGAGCAATGCCTTCAAGACTGTCTGATAGCCGAAGAAACACCAACCGACGGCAAAAAGTTCCGTTCCGGTGTTTTCGGCGGTCTCTCACCGACAGGCCGAAACAGGCTCATGGGTACCGGATATGCAGTCATCACCGAAAACTGGATGGAGGAAGATAATGACGACGACAGTAATAGCAATTGACCCCGGCGTGAACACCGGCCTCGTTGTGGCACGCGTTGAAGAAGAGGTGGAGATTCTACACTTCGACCAGTTCATCTGTGCAACGCACACCCAGACGGCAGAACTCATCAAGCACTACCTTGACGAGTACCCTCAAGCCGTTGTCGTGGCTGAGCAGTTCGACCTGCGACCCAGCAACAAGTTCACAGCAGACCTTACCCCCGTGAAGGTTAACGCAATCCTTGACTGGTTTGTCGATGACATCCACTACCAGACACCGGCACAGGCCAAGGGCCTGGTCAAGGACGCGACACTGAAGAACCTGGGGTGGTGGCTCACAGGTAAAGACGTGAGCTACAAGGACGCTAACGATGTCCGGGATGCCTTCCGGCACCTCGTGTACTACCTGGTTCACGAGCTGAAGCACAAGTGGACACTCGACAACGGGTGGCCGAGATAGCGAAAACCCCTCTGCTAGGAAAGGAGAACTAGCAGAGGGGTTTTCTGTGCCACACCCAACAGTCGCAGCACCCGCACGAGGTGGTTAACTGTCGTGGTCTAGTCTAGCACACTAACCGATCTTTGTCGCCTGGATAGTAAGACCACCCCAGCCGAGGTTAGTGTTCTGGTCAACTTGCAGTCGGACAGACACGGACACTTCCTTGCCAGGTGTGTCGATATACTTAGCAATCGGACCCATACTAACGTACATAACATTCTTATTGTAGTTGTACGTGTTGTAAACACCAACGTTATGTTCCTTGCCGTCAATCATCATAAAAACGTTGATGTAGGCACCGTTAGCGTCAAAGTCGTTAGTGATCGTGATATTGCCTGAGATCAGCCAAAGTCCAGCCTTCGACAAGCGGATATTGCGGCTAACACGCGCGGTAGAGCCATTAACAACATAGCGCTTGTAATCCGCAAACGAAGCATTTTCGTTCACGTAATCCGTTTCGACAGCCCCACCCCAAATCTTAGTGAGCTGGCCATTACTGTTAATCAACATCTCTTTAGTGTCCTTACGGTAAATAAGGACATCATAGTTGTTAGCCCCAGCCTTACGGATAGCAGCCAGCTTAGAGTCATAATCACTCGCATTGTTAGCGATAATGACGCGGCCCTTCTGAAGTTGCTTCACAACGTCAGAGACAGAGTTGAACCCAAGGTTCATAAAAACAGGCCAACTCTGAACAATGTCGGAATCAGAGTAAGTCCAAATGCCCTGATCGTTAACTGTACCCATGTTAGTACCTCACTCCTGAGAATTGAACGGAAACATATGCGTGGCCGTTGTGGTTGTCGATATATTCTGGATGCTCCCTGGAACCCTTCAACCCAATAAAAGCAGTCCCATACTGGAAATTGTCGTAATCAACAACCATAGTAAACGACAAGCCAGTCACCATCACCAAGTCAGTGCCCCGACCACCCCTACCCGTAGCAAGACCTGAAACCACATAAGGGACATGCACAAGTTTACGCTCACGACCAAGATGGTCTCGAACACCCGTGACAACCTGTGGAAAAATATACTCGCCCGTGGTCAACGGGATCACAGGGATGTAAAGAAACCCCGTGATCGACAGCTGCATGAACGAACCAGCATTACCCCAATCCAAAGGCGCTTTCCACAAGTCCTCATACGCCCCAATGCCGGGGCTGCTACCTGGCTGCTCAACTAGCATCTCCTGATAGAACGGCTGTGCAACACCATTCGCCGCACGAGTAGAGACCAGCGCGCTCACAGCATCATAAGAATTACCAACCTTGCTTTTCATCAAGGTCATGTCATTCTCAAGATACGCTACGCGCCTGTCGATGTCACTTCCCCATGCCTGGGATGGTGTCGGAAGATTGTGCTTCACTATGGGTTACTCCTTTCAACGTCAACTCTCGAAGCGTGATACCAGCCTCAAGAGGATAATCCGCAACTCGTGGCCTATCGAATATTGTAGCAACATCCGACACCCTCGTAAGCGCCTCACACGAAGCCTTCACACTCGACTCATCATACGAAGCCGACTTGATGTGCCACGTAAAGTGGTCATACACTGCCGTCGTGCCAGCAATACGACCAAACACCTGCTGATTCGACACTACAGGCTTGTTCTTCGTGAACTCTAAAAGATCATTCATGATCTTCTGCATCGTCGTACCACGAGGCCACTTCTCAGTAGCCTTCTCCGGCAATGGTGCACCCGTAAAGGCATCGACATCGGACAGGTACACGGGCTCGCGCTCGAAATCATACACAACATCGGTATATGACTCGTGCATGGGGATAGTGCCTGTCCAGTCCATCTCGGCAGCGTAGCCAAAAGCACTCTGAGCAGCATACACGCAAGCGTCATACGCCTGAGCCTTCGTCGTCAGGTTCATGCTGTCGATCTTCACAGCATCCGTCTTATACGGGTAACCAGTGTAGAATGTCAACGTCTCCTGGTCACACAGGTAAGCGTGACCATAGATGCGAAGCGTGCTGTAGTCAGTCTGACCGTCAGACTCGGCAATACGGTACGGTGCAAGACGCTCATTCGACATGCCCGTCACAGTCACCTTGATCTGGTTAGCCTCGTCACCCTTCTCGATGTGAAGAGAGCCACCTTCTGCATACCACTGCGCCGGTGTAATCGGCTTGTTATCCTTGCCGACAACAGAATACACAGAACGGGCGAAGTAGACCTGCCCATTGACACGAGTACGGATATTGAAGTCAGTGCCTACTTCCCTCGGCATGACGCATTCAGGCTGCGAATACAGGTAATCAATCGTTCCCTGCACTTCAAGGATGAACTCCTTAGTCTCACCCGATTCAACAGACAAAACCTCAGCAGCCTTAATCGACTCAATCGGAGTCTTATTATTCGACGGCTGAGGATGAATGAGACTAATTCGATCCTCGCCAGCAACAGTAGGTATATCACCGCCTCTGTTACCTGAACGATAATCAGACGAAGCTGAGTGTACGACAGTGGGGTAGTACGTACACTCAATATGCGAGAACGGCTCGTTAATCGTCCACTGAATCGAATAATCTACAGTAGACCCCTGGAATCGAGTAAGCACCGTGTGATTCTCAAAAAGAACAATAGTGTCATAGATCCATGTAATCTGATAGTTGTTAGCAGACAAGAAGCTCTTGAGGATAGTCCACAGATTGCCCTTACCACCAACAAAATCATACATCTTAACAGCTACAGTCGTCTTAGGTGCTAGGAAAGGGTTAGGTGCATCGGCAGTAGACTTAGCAACATAAACCTTCGGAGGCTCGACACCAGCGGCCTTAAACACAAGCGCAACAATCTTGTCCATAGTAGCGCCCTGAAGATGCTTGACCTCAGCCGACACATCAAGACGATAGAAAGGGTCATTCAACGTCGCAGACCACGACCAAGGGGTGTTAGTAATTGACCGGACAAACGCATGAGTACGGCCAAAGACAGGGCTATCGAGACGAATCTCCTTCGTCATCACATCAGCAGCCTCAACGTATCCGGCACCCTCAAGAGAATACTCAGAGAAGCCGCCCGTTGTCGAATCACGGTCAAGAGACACGGCATCCTCAACGACAGACCAACCAGTCAGCTTGTTATTGGGAAACCCAATAGCCTGCATCACCACGAGTAAACCTCTTCCAAAGTAACCGAAGCCGTGTAATGACCCCGATAGTTGTTCACAGTCACAACACTAGCCGAACCAGGAACAACCTGAAGATTTCCACCACCAGAAGGGTACGCGAACTCATACAGGTTAACGGCTGTGTCGATGTGTGTATCCTCGGGCACGATCTGAAGCATAGTCCAATCGAGTCCACCTTCAAACCTCGGAAGAATCGACACCTCCCACAAACCGGGATCAAGTGCGCGCACCGTATTCTTATTGATAGTGAAGGTGTCAGAGACATCAGTCAATTTACGGAAATTAAACGCAAACGGACTCTTACCATCTTCCGGCCCAGACGACAAAAACACGCCCTTATGGCCTTCAGGCACAAGAACACGCTCAGTGTACTGACCAACCTTCGACAAAGCCAAAGACACCTGCCGCCCATTCAGACGATCAACGGTAGACTGGAACTTGTTGTTTATCTGAAGTACACCACTCTTCAACACGACACCAGGATGCCCAGACTGAGGGTTGTTAGCCTTCGTAGGGAACAGCGCTTGCTTACCCCAGTCATTAAACGCAAACGGTGAACCAACATGGTAATGCAAGTACGGCAAACCCATCAAAGGCGACAAAACGTTCTTCATCGAGAACGGGTCCAGATACGTCACCCACTCGCCCGTCCTGTTCATGAACAGCTCACGGAACTTGTTAGCCTGCTCACGATTCAAGAACGACCACGACAGCTCATAATGCCTGCCACCGTACACAGAACCACCCATGTAGGACAGACCATTCAGAAGGCGCTGTGAGTCGCCCGAATGGACATTAGTCGAAACAGGCGACTCGTCCGGTGCGGGGAACCACTCAATAATGTCGTTCCCCACACCGAAACAAACCTCACGGGTTGCGCAACCCCTAGTAGACACCACGATTACCTGTCCTCATATTCCCATTGTCGATGCTCTGGCTAATGGCACGACCATCAAGGACGACAGCCGTAGAAACAGCCTTCACCAACTGATTAAACTGTGCTGGGTTAATTGTAACAAGATCAGAGCTACCACCCATAGCATAGACACCGCCAGCCGACACAGGCACCTGCATCGTGTTCAAGGCGTTCATGAAGTTCTTGCCGTAGAAATCGACAGCGGGCTGAGAAATCACGTACTCGCCGCTACGGACACGGAACATACCCTTGCCGTCAGTAGCCATAAGGTTGTCGGCCTTCGGGTTAGCCGGAGGACGACCAGGCAACAAGCCACCACCCGCGAAACCAGGCAGAGAGTTAGCGCTCGACAGCAGACCGCCTGTGTAGAGTGTGCCGATGTTCCTACCAGACTTGGTACGAACAGTGCGGTTCTGGCTACCCAGCGGGTTCATCCGAGCGGCATTAAGTGCGGCTGCGTAGGATGCCTCGTCAATCTGGTAACGAATCCTGACGTTGATCTCACGCTGGCTTGGCTGAACAGGAACCGTCACACCGTTCGAGTGAAGCGAGTCAATAGCATCCTGTGTCGAACCGACAGTGCCGTTATCAGTCACATGCTCCTTCACCTCACGAGGAACCTGACCGATAGTCGAAGTCAGACTGTCGAACGCGCCAGCCAACTCAGTAACTTCACCCTGGTTGAACCCAAGCTGAGTAACCTGGTCAATAAACTGCTGCTTCAGCGATTGCGTGTACGCCTCGATCTCCTGGGTCGAATGACCAGCAGCAGCGTACGCCTCAATCAGACCAATCATCTGAGACTGCAACGACCGCAAAGCCTCACGGTTAGCAATAGCCGCCTCAGTGTATCCCTTCAGCGCAAACTGCCCGGCTTGGAGGGTTGCAATCTCCTTGTCGTTATCGGCAATCTTTGTCTGGCCTTCGTTGATCTTCTGCTTAGCCTCGTCAATATCAACCTGGGTAGACTGCGCGCGCTCAGTGTCACCGTACTTCACAGCGACAGCATGGAAGAACTCAGCGTCGTGCAACTCTTGCTGATTCTTACGCATATCCGACGCAAGTTTCTCATTCTCCTTACGAAGATCAGAAACCTTCTTCGTCGTGCCTTCAACATCCTTCTTCAGGCTGTTAAGACCCTTACGGTAATTGTCCTGAGCAGTCGTAGAGCGCCACCAAGTAGTGAGCGCCTTGTCGAGCGCAGACTTCAGACGGCTAAGGAAGTCCTCGAAAATCTCAGCTGCGGTCTTCGTTTCCTTCTTTGCTCGGCTTGCGCCACCGCCTCCACCGGAACGAGGCGAGCGACCACCGCCGCCACCACCACCAGAACGAGACGGCTTAGCCTTGAAGTTGTTGCCACTAAACGCCGACGTGCCATTGTTACGATTAGCAAACGTTGGCATACGAATCTTGGACTTCTGACCCGCAGTGTACGAACCCTTGCCAGTCTTCGACTTCGAGCCACCGATAGCACCCATGTAGCCCTGAATTGACTGCCAGATAGCCTGCACCTTGCCAAGGAAACCCTGAGCCTGCGACACCGCCTGAGCCGCGTTATCAACCATCTGACCAAGTGACGCATCCGTGGCACTATGGTCAACCTCACCGGACTCATAAGGTTGTGCGATAATCGCGGCCATAGTGTCTCGTTGCTGCTCGAACTGCGACATGTCGAAGCCCTGCGCAGCAAGGAAGTCAATGGTGTCCTGAATCGAGTTCTGCGCGTACTGGTACGCCTCTTCGCCGGTCAGACCCATTTCCTCAATACCGGCAGCAGCGGCGTTACCCATCTTCTCGAAGTAATCCGAGATAGCAGCAATGTTCGCTTGGCCGTCTGGGCTGTTCGGGTCCATTGACGTGCCATGCTCCTGCATGGACTCGTACACCTGCTGCAACGACGAATCGAGAGCAGCAGCCGCGTCTGTCGAAGAGAACATTTCGTCAAGGACAGAGCGAATAGCCTCTGCCATGCTATGGAACTCGCCCTTAGCGTCACCAACCTTGAGGCCCGCGTTAGCTACCTGGTCGCCCATGCCCTCGGCCTCGTTACCGGCCTCGTCCATGCCTTGACCGAACAGCACAGCGTCATTCAGTGCGTCACGCATAGCGCCGCCAACACCATCGGTGTTCGACTTCAATCCCTGGAGCGCTGCCTCTTGGTCGTCGTACTTCTTGGTATTAAAGCGAATACCCTCGCTACCTTCGCCAGCGTCCAATGATGCCTGAGCGGCCTCGTTAGACCGGGCACGAATCTGCTGAATGTACCCATCAACATACGCATCAGCAGCAGCCTTGCCGCCACCCTGAGACTCGGAAGTAGTAGCCAGCTTGATGTACTTAGCGTACGAGAAGCCCATATCGACAAGAGCCTGCTTGGTTTCCTTCGACATGCCCTTGAAAGCCTCGGAACCCTGAATGGCATCCATGATCAATGCCTGGGTGTGCTCACCAATCTTCAAGGTAGAGTAACCCATAGCTTCGGCCTGCTCGTGGGTAGCCTGAACAACCTGACCAGACTTATCCACGTAATAACCAAGCGCCTGACCATTAGCAGTCAGAACTTCACCATTCTGCTCAATCGTAGCGTTCAGCTCAACAAAGCCAGACTGAGTGCCATTACCGACTTCCTTAGTGTCCTGAGCCAAAGCGTTCAGAATCGCAGAAGAACCCCCGACAGCGTTCTTAAACTCGTCAGCCTTAGACGAGGCATCCTGGAACGAATCAGCCAAGTACGTAGCACCGACCGACACGAGCGACAAGCCAGCAGAGATAGCAATACCCCACGGGCCACCAAACATCGACAGCAAGCCGGAGCCAACCGACGACAGCTTAGACAACGCACCCACAGCCTGACCAGCACCAGCAGCCACAGAAGCACCCGTAGAAACCGCAGACGCAGCAGCCTGGGCACCCTTAGCAGCCGCAGCCTTACCAGCCGCAGCAGCCACCATATTATCCGCAGCAGCGAGGCGCTGGTTAGCCGCAGCCGCAGCATTAGCCGTACCAATGTTCGCAGCAAGCGCCGAATCATACTGAACAGTAGCCGTCTGAGCCTGACGAATAGCCTGCCACACGACACCCCACGTCGCCTTCTGCGCCCCTGTCGCCTGCATCATGCGGTTTTGCATCTGCAAGTACGTAGCCGACATCGACACAGCCGCAGCCTTCGCAGCCATAAGACCCACACGCACTGTCGCCACAGCCGCGAGCGCACCAACAAACGCCTGAATAGGCGCTGGCAGCTTAGCGAAAGCGTTAACGACACCTGTCGCAATGCTGATGATCAACTTGAACGGCACCATGAAGCTAGAGTTCATGGCCGCGCCCGCGTTCTGCAAGGCGTGCTGGAAAGCCTCAACCTTAGCAGCCATAGTGTCCATGATGATGCCCATAGACTCATCAATGAACGTCGTGCCCTTAGAAGCCTTCTCGGCCTCCTTTAACTGCTCCACATACAGACCAACGCTGTTCGACATACGGGACAGCAATTCAACGTCACGCACGTTCTTGAAGCCCAAGTCCTTAATCGCCTGAGCCTTCTCAACCTTGTCACCAATACCTGCGAGGTTCTGCAAGATGCCCTGGAACACCTTGTTCGGGTCATCCTGCCACAGCTTACGGAACTCTTCATCAGTCACACCGACAGCCTGGGCGTAGGTGTGCATCTTGTCGCCACCCTCAGCGGCAGCGGCATTGATCGAATTGAAGATACGTTGAAGAGAGCCGCGCGCCCATTCCTTTGGGATAGCGAGCGACGACAACGTAGACGACAGAGCAAGAATCTCATTCTGGGTAAAGCCAGCCGACTTACCCTGAGCAGCAATCGACACGGCCATGTTCGCAATCTCAGGCTCAGTCGCAACCGACTTCGCGCCCAGATCAGCAATCTGGTTAGCGAGGACCGCGTAGCCGTCACCCTTGCCGGGTGCCGACTCTTGCAGCTTGCCCATCATCTCACCGAAACGGCCAAACGCAGTAGAAGCCGATTCGACTTCCATGCCGGTTACGGTAGAGAACTCAGCGACAGCCTTCGTAAAGTCCTTCAGCTTATTTGTCGGGATGTTCATCTGCGCGCCGAGCGTGCCAATCTTCGACAGATCAGCAAACGACGTAGTAGTCGTCGTAGAAAGCTCGGTGTAAGCCTTACGAAGATTGCTAAGGCTCTGTGTCGTACCCTGAGCGGTACGCTCCACATCAGCAAATGCGCGCTCCTGCGCAATACCAGCCTGAGCAGCAGACGACACCACACGACCAATGCCAGCGGTAATAGCGCCGTAGTACACGGCCATATCACGAGCAGCATAACGAGCGTTCTCAATAGCGTGCTCACTCATACGAGCATTAGCGCGAGCATTACTCGCATCAGAACGAATCGCAGTACGCTTAGTCAGCTCTTCCTCCCGGATACGCGCACGCTCAGTACGCGCAAGCTCAGCCTCACGAGCAGCACCAATACGCGCCGACGCACTAGCGACAGCAGCTTCACGCTTAGACTCAGCAGAAGCCGTCGTTGCAGCAGCCCTGATCTCTGCCTGTTCCAAAGCAGTGAGTGCTTGAATCTCAGCAAGACGAGTAGCCTCAGCACCCTTCGCCCGCACAAGGCTACGCTCATCCTTCCCCCTCTGCTTCTGCAACGGAAGGGCATTATCCTCACGCTTCACCGAAGCCTGCGCACGCAACTTCTCAGCCTGTGCCTCAGTCTTACGCGCCTGCGACTGATTCAGTTGAGCCTGAGCCTTCTTCGCCTTATTCTCAGCCTCAGCCATAGCATTAGACGCAGAAGCCACCTCACGCATAGCCGAGGCAGTATCCTTCAGCTTAGCGATATGGTCCTTGCTCAAGCTGTTCATCGTGCGGGTCTCACGGATGAACTGTCGATACGCCGAAACAGCCTTATCGACACCCGCCGACAAATCAGCCTTACTCGCGTCCCCAGCAGCCTTATTCAACGAGCCAAGAGCGTCAGCCACAGACTTCAGCGCAGACGCAGAATCGCGCATATTCTTGACCTTCGAGCTGTCAAGCTGCAAAGAATCAAGAACAGTCCCACCACGACCAGAAGGTGCCTTCAGAGAAGCGACAGCACTCTGAAGCGAACCAATCTGCTTTTCCAGAGCACCAATGCTCTGTGCCGCCTTATCTGCCCCAGCAGCGTTAACGTCAATGTCGATCTTGATTGACTCGTCTGCCACCTTAACTCCTAAAAAGAAAACGTCCCTGGTACCACTCCAATGATACCAGGGACTTTTCCTACCTAACTTGCTCAAGCGCTTCAAGAGGTGAAGGCAACGGCTCTTTCGTACCGTCCGAGTATTCGACAGTACTCATCACCGTGTACGTGCTTTCACCCGGCTTGGTTTCCTTCGCGTGCTCACGATGTCGATCAAGCTCAGCACACGAATAACATGTAGAAGTCTCCACATGGAACTCAATTGCACTATGCTCACTACGCCCATACCAGAGCGGTGTGCCACACTTGTTACACAAACTATCAAGATAGTATTGATAACCCGCAGCCAAGGCAATATCCAAGTTAGTGTATTCAGTTTGGTCTATCGGCTCCGAGTCAAGCTCATCACCAATCCACACAGGCGCAACACGAGCAAACATGCCATGCGCGCCCGTAAACAGCGTCGGAGGTTTACTCTCCGCTCTCGCCGTCTTCAGTAGAAGAATCATCCACTGATTCTCCGGCTTGCTCAGCTCCGTCCCCACGAAACGTAGGATCAGAAATCGCCTCAGCCACCACAGCTCCAAGCTCCTGAGCATCATTCCACGTCGCACAAATCTGCTGCCACAAAAACTCAGGCAGATAACCACGCAGCTCCGCAGCCTCGTCCTCGTCCAGGCCGTTCTTCGACTCGCCAGTCTCATTGTCGATGATCTCGACACAGGCACGAGCCACGATGTACTCCATCAGACGGTCTTCACGCTCGATCTCGATGACAGCCTTTTCCTCAGCACTCTTGTTCTTCGTAGAGAAGAATGAGTCTTCCCAGACCTTGCGCTTCAGGACGTACAATTCCTTGTTCGACAGGGCGCGCAGACGCAGAGTGATCGTCTGCTTGCGCAGCTTTTCAAGCTCTTCCTCAAGCTCGACACCGGGGGCAGTATCAGTAATCGAACGGGACAGCGGTGCCTCAGCAATCTGCGCGGTCTTAGCCAGTTCGACCAACTGAGCGAAACGCTCCGCATCCTCAGTATTCAGGGGCACGTCGATAGCCTTAACCGTAGGCTTGATGGACGAGATAATCTTAGACAGCTCAAAAGCCATGATGTCTACTCCAATCAGATAAAGGAACACCCCCGCACCTCGGGGGCACGGGGGTATTCTATCAGAATTGATCAGGCAGTGACAGCCTTATTCAACTCCATAAAGCCCTGGGGCAGGAACGGGACGGTGAACTGAATCGGCTTGTCGCCGTCACCCAACTCGTCCTTCGGGTTGTCCGGCACGACCTTAAAGGCAGAGAGTTCCATACCGGCCTCGACAGGGGTGCCCTGTCGGAAACCGATACGCTGGACCAGGTAGCCTTCCTTGATACCATCAAGGGTGCCACGCTTGAACAGCTGGAACGCCTTGTCGTAGACAGACGTGTTGCCAGCAGCCTTCTGTCCAGCCGCGATAGCCTCGCGGAAGAACGTCAGCGAAGCCTCGTAGTTGGCAATGGTCGGGGTCTTCGCGTTACCAGAATCACAAATGGTACGCGAGTCATCCGTGTCCGAGTCCGTCGCACCGAGCGTCATACCCGCCGCGATAGCACACGAAATATCGACAGCCTTCGGCGTACCACCCGTGTAGGTAGCAGCCTTAAACAGGTCAGCCGTAGTGGTGATAGCATCAGCCGGAACCCACCAAATGGTAGTGTTCGGAGACAGCATCTTGGGCATCAGTCTTCCTCCTTGTGGGAAACGATATCGTCATCTTCAATGGTATCATCCTCGCCGCAACACTTGGCCTGTGTAATCGGCGTATTGTCATCGACAACCTCATACATGTCCGGCAGAACAGCCAGTTCATCTTCAGTCTTGTCGCAGACAATATTGGTAAAAACATTGCGCACGCGCAATTCACTCACCCCTATCTAGGTTGACGTAAAAACTCATACTGTGCTGATAAACCGTAGGACGCAAGGTAGAATCAAAATCGCTATCAGTACCAACCGACGCAGCAATGTTGACACCATTCGACCCTTCAATCAATACAGCGCCAATGAGCTTCTCTTTCACAACCGACACAAGCCGGTTGAGAAGTTTCTTATTCACAGCAAACATGTCCACCGTGAACGGATGTTCATACACATCCATAGTGTGACCACCGAGAGACACATACTCGTCCAACTGACGATTGATCTCAGCACCACCGTGGTACACAATATAGAGAGGCACCTTCGTATCACGCGAAAAAGACTCGAAAACCTCGACATCCTTGATCGTGCGCAAAAGAGCTAGACAAGCCTCGTCAAACTCCAAGGTCCTATCCGTCACTTCAGCCTCCCATAGAACTCTTCACGGAACACAGCCGTCACACGAGGCAAATACTTAGCCGGGGTAATGCCCTTCCCCTTGTCGCCGCCCGTAGGCTTGCCGCGCAAACCAGAACGCAAATAACCTGTCGTACGCTGACTGTACGTGCCGTTCTCCTGCCACGCATAATACGGCTTAGGACGGTCCCACTTATGCCAACCGATCTCCACGACCTTGCCGCCCTTAGACGCATCAACACGGAAAGCATCACGCATATAACCAGTATCAACACGGCGCGGGTCTGTCGCAATCAAAGCACGGGCATACTCAGTAGAAGCGACAGCCGCAGCCTTAGCCGCAGCGTCAACCTTCTTCCACGCAGCGTCGATGATCTTCTTCTTCGCCTTAGCGGCAGCACCATAACGGTCAGAATCGACAGTTACCTTAATGCCAGCAACGCGCCCGTCAAACTTGACAGTTTTCCTCGTCCTAGCCATTAGCAGTCTCCCCCGTTGCCACATCACACAAAAGCGTCACTTGCCAGTTCAGTGTATCAACCTGAGCGTTACGCACAACCAGCTTCAACCCAGCAACACGCTGGTCGGTCGGCATTTCCTCTACCTGGACACGCATACCCTCAGCAAACGACACACGCGCATCCGGGTTGCCCCACAAATCACGCGAAAAAACCTCGTTCTTGTCGATATGCAAAAGCTGCACACGATACGCATGAACACCTGTGACTGTACCAGCCCACTCACGGTTACGAGCACGCCAGTCAACGTTAGGCGTAATGTTCGCCCAACCCTTCCACACAGGATTGTTATACTCAAGCGACAAACCAGCCTCATCAGACCAGTCATACGCCACCGTATCCGGCTCCTTGAAAATGCTCACCTTCGTATTAGCCAACAACTGCAACGGATAATACGAGGCATACATGAACAAAGGGTGAATGTTCGGGTCAATCGACAGGCCCATTAGAAGTTCACCGCCCAATCCACAGGCTCAAACGTTGGCTGCACAACATCGAAACACAAGCTGTTTTCCTCATCTTCCTTCGCCTGCGCGCGCAACTGGCGAGCACGACCAACAATCGCAGACAGCAACTTCGCGCCGTCCGTCTGCTTGTCGTCCGTCTTCAAGACAAGCAGCTGCAAAGCCTTATCCATGCCAATAGCGTCACACGCATCGGCAGCAGCCAGCTTCACATTCCCACCGTTAACAGCGAGCAAAGCCTCAATCTCTTCATCCGCGAAAAGATAACGCGGCTCGTTCCTCAAATCACGCAAGTCCTCCAACTTACGCAAATCAGGAATAAGAACACGCACCTGACCCACAGGCGAAGAAAAATCAATATCACTCATAAAAACCAGTATAGCAAGACCCCGTGACCAAAGGGGCCACAGGGTCTTGCTACTCAGCTAACTGATCAGAGGTGATCGCTTTGACCACCGGCAGACAGGACGACACCATCAAGGTTCAGCAGGCCAGCGCCCGCGATCTGACGAACGCGAATCTCCACGTCGTCATTGTCGAAAGAACCCTCACGGTAATCGACAGCACCGCCGCCGAGCATCGTACCAGTCGCGTTGTGGGCACGAAGCTCCGGGGTCTCGCGGCCACGCATGGAGGTCTTAGCGATAGTAGTCTTATCGCCAGCCTTACCACCCTTGGGAACCAGCGCCCAAGCGTCGTCACCAACAATGGTGCCAATGAGATCAGACTCGACAACCTCAATGTCGGTCAGCGTGTTAGTGCTGATCGTGGTCGTCTTGCCGTTGGTCGTGCGAATCTCACGGATAGCGAGAAGTTCGCGGGCCAGCTGAGCCTGAGCAGGTGAGCAAACCAGAGCAAAGCCACCGGGAACGGTGACAGTGCGACCGGACTCAGACTTGGTGTTAAGGGCCTGCCAACGAGCAGCAGTAATCGCACCATAGGAAATACGCGCGTCCTTACCATTGCCACCGACAACAGCCTCACCCTTGAACTCGGCAGGCACCTTCGTCAGATCAAGCTGACGGTTCAGCTCAGTCTTAATGTTCTTGTTGCGGGGGTCGAACAAGGTCATGAGAACCAGCAAGTCCTCAGTGCGAGCCGCAAGACGGCCCGCATCAGTCGGCAGCTTCTCAATCGTGTTCCAATCGTCATTGACGATTGCCTCGAAGCTGAACTGAAGGCGCGCACCATGCTTACCGACCTCGACAAAGCGGCCATTGCCAGTGTAGGTGAGCGTCGGGTAAGGGGTCAACTCAGGAATCGCGGGAAGCGTATCCTGAATAGGCGAGAAACCACCATTGTCAATCGGCATCGTAGCAATGTCCGAATTGAGCGACAGGTAGGCAGCGGGACGGAAGTCGTTGAGAAGAACCTTCTCAGCGATCTTCGGCCAGATCGAGTCATACTCGTTGTAAGCGTTAACGAACTGCACATTAGCAGCGTTAACAAACATGGTTGGAGCGAGGCTATCGGTGGTGACAGCCTCCTTCAGACGAGCCTGGGCGATCTTGTCGCCAGCGAAAGAGCCTTCGAGCAGCTTGTTGAACTCAAGCTGATTTTCCTCAAAAGTAGTCATTAGTTAAACCTTTCAGGCCAGGGGACGAGTGTCGAGAACAACCTGGTAGACGCTATCCTTAGCGGCGGTAGCGTAAATCTCCTTCGCCCAGCCGAGCACAACATCAGCGCCAGCCTTGGTGAAGGTAATGGTCGGCTTGCCACCGCCAGTAGCGGCCTTCAGGTAGACGAGCGTGCCAGGCTTGAACGGGGCCGGGGCAGTACCATCAACCTTGAGAGCGAACACGCCGCCCTTCACGCGAACCGAAGCGTGCTGATCACGGTTCAGGCCATACGTAGGCTTGGTAAGAGCCTCAGCAGCAGTCGCGTAATCCGACTTCTCTTCCTTTGGAGCAACATCCGACATCAGGATGCCAGCAATACCGGCCTCCTTGTTGACGACAACCGCGTCACCGGCCTTCAGGTGCTTCTGCGTGTCGTCAATAGCAAGCGACAGAGTATCGCTGTACTCGAAAATCTGGTTATCCTTGTTACCCGTCAGAGGGAACTTCTTGATACCCGCCATGATCACTTCCAACCAATCTTAGAGAAAGATTCCTTCAAGGAAACCTCAGCCGATTCTTCCACAACAGGGGTGGCAGTCGCAGCGACAGCCTCCTTGAGATACGCGCGCTCGGCCTCAAGAGCGGAATCGACATCCGCGCCCTTCTTCACAGCCTCACGAACACGTGCGACAGCCGCCTCGGGCAGACCCGACTCGGCAATCTTCTTACCAGCCTCAAGGACAGAATCAACATCGACAGATGTCTCTTCGACCTTCTCAGCCGGTTCCTCCACCTTGGCCTCCTGAATTGCGGCCACAGCAGATTCCAGCTTAGAGCCGATAGCTTCAACAAGAGAAGCGATCTCACCCTTCAGCTCATCGAACTTGGACTCAAGCAGCTTTTCGTCCACAGTTCCCTCCTTAATAGAATTGTTGTTCCTATTTGATTCTAGCAGATCAACAATGCCACCACCCGCACCAGGCGCGGTAACAAAGTCAACCGACCTAACGCCAGCAAAAACAGGAACAACACCTGTTTCCGCAATTGGCTGGTCGCACCAAGCATTAATGGAAACACCAATATATTCCCACTTATCCTTGATTAGCTCGTTAACACCCGAGAACACCTTACACACAGTGTAGAGTGCCCCATCCTCACCAACTGTCGCGTCTTCAAGAAAGACACCAGCGTAGTCACGAATAGAACGCTCCGGGCGCTCCCATTCCTCGGACTCAGTTGGGTGGTCGATAAACATTTCCGTGCCAGCCTTAAAAAGGTGAGCAGACTCAGCCAAGTTCTCAGCGGTGTAAATACCGCTAGAACCCTGGCCGGGCACGATAATCCTGATTCGGTACTTTCCCTCACCAAGAGACTCAGTACCGACAGCGCTCGTGGACTCATGCAGCTTAGGCATCGGTCCCTCCATTATCTCGATTGTCGTTAGTACCATCAGACAACGGGCCTACACCCGTTGAGCGTCCGTCCTCATCATTAGCATTTGCCGCTGTCGAATCGTCCTCACCCTCAGCCTCATTCTCAGAGGGCAGTTCAGGCAAGTCTTCCAACGGCAAAGAGCCAGCAATCTTCAAGAGTTGCAGAACACCGGAACGCATTTCAACCTGATGCAAAGCACCATTCTGGAACGCCAGCGTCAAAGACTGAATACGGCGGTGAGTCTGATCATTATTGATCGAACCATACTCAATCTGAACCTTAATGCCGAGAGCCGCAGCAATCTCATTCAACATGTCGATATGGAGTTGACGGCGCAGCTCCAACGCCTTAAACGTCGGGTCTTCAAGCGCAGTCTCAGCGCCCTGACGACCACCCGCAGAACCATCCGTCAACAACACCGACAAAGGGATGTCCAGCGCAGCCGACACCATAGACGCAAGAGGCGTACCAGCCGAGAAATCAATCCCAGCGCCAGCCTTATTAATCGCCTGAATATCCTGCCCAGCACCAATGTTCGCAGTGCCACCGACACCGGGACCAGCCATACGCTGCTGAACGGCCTGTTGCTGCTTAGAATTAACGCTCGTTGCCTTAAAGGCCAGCTTAGCGAGAGACTTCTCCATGAGGTGCGCGACCTCAAGATGCTCCTTGTACTTCTGTGCATACGACATAGCACTCATGAGATCAGGCTTGCCGTACTGTTCAGCAGCAAGGCGATTCACGGTCGCATACACAGCCGTCAAGCGCTTGTTCACCTTGTAGTTAGACTTGGTGATCTTCACGCTTACACGGTCCCACAGCATGTACCACTGAGGCTCACCACTTACGACAGGGTTAATGAGCAGAGCAACGACATCACCTGTCGCATCATCGGTAGCCACACCAGCAAGGCGCATCAACGGAACAGGCGTAACAGTCTTTGTCGCCTTATCCACAAGATAAATGACGCAACCGTCAGTGTTGAAAGACTGCTCATCACGAACACGCGCCTGCACACTGAAACAAGCCTTAGCGTTTTCTTCGATTACCTTACGGGAAGGGTCAGTAGAACCCTTGTAGACAACAGGGTCGCCCCACATGTAAGCGTTGCGTACAACCAAGCCGCGCTTCACAATAGGGTTAAGAGTAGCCAAACGGCGCGCACGCGCTGAATGGTCCCTGATCACATCAAGAGTGATCAGAGAATCGGGGCCTTCGACAGCAGACAAAGGCAACCAGCCCACATCTTCTCGCTTGAGACGCGCTAGGGTATCAGAAAAAGACCCTAGCGCTTCTTGAAATGTCTGCTCATACTTCATGTTAATTATCCTATCACGCTAGAAATACAGACAACTCTTCCTCGAACATGAAGTCCAAGAGGTCATCTTCTTCTAGTAGATCATCAGGCGAATAGTACTGACCTTCTGAATCACCGGCCATAATGGCTCCAATATTCTGGTACGCATAAATGACAGCATCAAGAACGTCAGGCGACTTAATGCCACGCTTGCGCATATTTTCCTTCGATTCGATGAGCATTGCTGACCCACGATACTCGTACTTAATCGAAGCAATTTCATTGTGGAGTTCATCGTCATCGGGCAGGAAGACACGACCATCAGCGACAGCCTTAGCGAACTGATCGTACATAGCGGCGCGATAGTTGTACCACTTAGTGCTATCACCGGACTTCGCGTTACCGTGAATACCAATGACAGAAATGTCAGCGGGCACGAAATTGTAGATACTATCGAGAACGGATGCACCAACACCGATAGCGTCAATACGAATCTCGACAGCCCCGAGTTCGACTGCCAGCTCACCAACCTTACGGGCAAGCTCAGGGCCATTCAAGCCCTGGTAACGTCCGTGAATCGTAATGTAGCCACCTCGGTTAGACACGATCACTGAGCTGTCGGACCCATAACGGGCAACGTCAACACCGAGAACAATCGGCATACCCTCGTCAGGTTCAGAAGTGTCGTACGCCTCCATAGACTGCATGACACGGCCCATGTTGAACAGGCCGTCGTCAGACACGTCTGGGAACTCACCGAGGACACGTGCTACGAAACGGGGGTCATCCTCTCCCCATTCCTTCTTACGTGCCTCAACCCAGTCAACCTGCACAAGACGAGTCGCAACCTCGACAGGTACGACCTCACCCGTGAAATTAGGCGTGTCGTACGCGCCGAACTGGATGATGTTCCAGGAGCGCTCTTCAGGCTTCAGGCGCATCTCCCGCTTGAACACCTCGGCCATGTAGCACGACGGGTCGTTAGGGTTAGCAATAGCCAAGATGCGCGCATACTTGTTGGTCGTGATTGCGTCGGCTGCGGTGAAGATTTCCTTGGAGATGCCTCCTGCCTCATCCATAATCACGAGGACGTACTGGTCGTGGACACCTTGAAAACCCGACTCGTCCTTATCGTCCGGCTTCATACCGAAAGCGATAGGGTCTTGTCGGTCTCCCATCTTCCATGTTGCGTCAGCGTTAACCTTGCCACCAATGCCAGCATCGGCCTTGACACGAGGAATCTCTTTCCACAGGACGTTGCGGACCTGTTTCCAGTTTGTCGCCGTCGTGACGACTGTCGTATCATCGACAGGATGAGTGTCTACCCACCAGTTGACAAGGGTAGCTGACAAACGCGACTTTCCCACACCATTGCCAGTAACCACAAGGGTTTTCTGATGTTCAACAACAGACTGTGAAACTTCACGCTGCTTCGACCACATGAACAGGCCGTGGTCTTCAGCCCACTTGGCAGGATTATTACGCCACACTTCAAGACGCTGGGCATCAGAAAACTTCTTAGCGACAGCACCGAAAGGCAGCATTACTCACCCTCAACTTCCACAGTCGCCTCAAGCAACGCAGCAGGCTTGTTCACAGCCTGAGAGAACCAGTCAGCCTTGTTTGTCTCCAATGCCTTCCTAGCCCCAGCCGACAGGTGCGGGTACATGAGAGCCGTGTACTCTTCTAACACCTGATTAGTGAACGACAGCATGATGTTCACTTGCTTCTCTTCGATCACACGAATCTCATGAGTCACCGTCTGGCGCTTGAGGTTAGCGACCTCGGAAATCTCACGCAGAACAGCAAGAACAGCCTGAAGGTTCTGCCCCCAGTTGCCCTTCTCGTCCGCAAGACCGAACATCTCGATCTGGCTGTAGGCCATGTCAACAAGCGCATCAAGCCGGTCAAGCTGCTTAATGCGCATGTTGCGTGGAGACAATTCCTGTCGGCTGTCGTAGTACGACTGCTCAATGACGAACAGCTCTTCAGATGTGAAGCCTGTCGCCTGAATGATCTTGTTACGCTCCGTGCCACGTTTCAGCAGCGACAAAGCCGTGTCGCGCTTGCCACGCAGCTCCGGGTCATCACTCGTCAGCAAATCGCGCGAGTTCGTCTTGGATACCATCAAGCACCTCCTTCACAGCCTTCTGAAACTTGTTGTCCAAGTACACGTAAGTACAAGCAGCACCGGCAATCAAGCCAGCAGCGAGACCAACCAAAAACCAGGCAATGAGCATTAGTCCTCCTTTGGAACGGAAGGCAAGTCTTCTACCTTCACACCGGCCTGAACAGCCGCAACACGCACCGCATAAGCATGTTCCTTCCACAGGAACGCTTGCGTACGCAAATCAGCTTCAAGATCATCACGAGCTTCTTGAATCTCTTGAGCCTTCTTGTAACGATCAATGCACAAATCAATAATAGCCTTGATAACAAGGGTTACGGCAGAGCAAATGAGACCCACCAATGCCGTGTTCATAAGCTAACTCCTTGTTACTCACTAACGGTTGACAAGTATTCTTCCCTTGTCTTATTGTACCGTTCCTCAGCCTCTTCCAGCTTGCTCTTCGGCAGGACTCCGGGGCGATACGAGTAAGGCCACACACGCAGAGCACGCGCAAAAAAGAACAACGCGATAATTACTGACAAAATAATAACATGCAACGGCCAACGCACATGTGCCGTGGTCAGGACCAATTCATTAATTGACACAAGCATGATGCCAACGACAGATGTCAAGGCCGCTGGACCTTCCAACCACCACGAACCCAGCCACGCTGAAGGCGCACCCAAAACACCGGATACGAGCATTAGTACTCCGGCAAGACTAATCACCCACGGCAGAGAGTCGTAGCTTGTAAGGAACCCAATACCCGTAATAGCGATAGCCGTGTAGATAACCACCATGACGGCAGTTACCGACCTCGGCTCGCTCATCGAACTCAGCAACTTCTTCATGAGGCCATTATAGCGAAAACCCCCTCACTGACATCAGCAAGGGGGTTTTCAGTTGTTATGTCACTCAGCGTCAGGAGTGCCATACGACGGAGCCGTATAAACACCGCCAGTGTGAACAGTTGCGATAAGGAAACCGATCACAGACAGGACTCGTTCGATCACCTGAGACCACTGCTCCCAGTTCTCAGCAGTCCAACCGCCGTAAGCGACACCAACCATTCCGATAGCCGCAAACACTGCGTACAGTGCCTTGCGACGCTCCGGGGTCAACAAGTACCACTTAGTACGATCAGTGGTCAAGACTTCATTAGCCATGAAAGTTCCTCCTAGTAGAAGTTACTTCGATTCTACCAGGCGAACAATGCCGTCAGCGTCCTGTTCGACAACCATCTTGCCGACAATCAGCTTGCCGTTCTCATCGAAAATCGAGCACGCACCGTCAAGACGCGTCTGAGCGAGGCCGACAGCCATAGAGCCGTCATTGGTAAGGAAGTAATCGCCGCCCTTGTACTGCAACCACCCGGTGCGCATAGCGCCGTTTTCCTCAAGGAAGTACCACTTGCCCTTGACGAGCTGCCAGCCGGTCTGCATCTGGCCCTTGTCGTTCAGGAGGAACCAGTTTTCACCGATCTTCTGCCAGCCAGTCTCCATCTCGCCGTAGCGCGAATCGTGCATATCGTGCAGGAAGTACCAGTGGCCGTCGATATGCTGCCAACCAGCCTGCAACCAACCCTTCTCGTTGGCGTAGAACCACTTATCGTTCACAGGGAACCAGCCGGTCTCGAAACCACCATCAGAAGTACGGTACCACCAGCCACCATTCTGCGACACCCAACCCTCAGACTGGGTGATCTCAGCGTCAAGGTTGTCATAGTACGCCTGAGCCTTCTCCATGTACTCACCGGCGTACGTATCGCGCAGAGACGCAGGGCAGGCAGTCGAATAGAAGTCCGAGTGGGGGAACACGTTGACACGCCACTGCGGACGGCCAAGACCGTACGCCCGACACAGGGCCGCAGTCAGGTGCGCACCGGCATCAAGCGTCGCTTCACTAATGTCCCAGCCACCCTCAGCGCCAGTGGAATTAGCGTGCTCAATGCCAATCGAACACGAGTTAACGCCGGGGCAGTGCCAGGCCGTGTCCTTGTCGTGGACGAACTGCGCGGTGCTACCGTCAACGTCCACGTTGTAGTGCGCAGACGTGCCATTATGGTTAAACGCTGCAAGGACACCACCATGCGACATAGCCTTGCCAGCGTTATGGTGGACGATAACACGGTCAAGTGCTCGACTACGGCCCTCATCGTAGTTATCGCACCACAGGTTGTAGTCAGCGATCAGATTATGCCAGTCAGTCACTATAACTTCTCCTAATCTCCCAAGGACCGAAGTCCTCATATTCGGAGATAATCATATCAGTGAACACGCGGACACCCTCTTCAGTGACATACACCTGGGGGTACGAGTTTCTACTGTTCTTATAGACACGCCAGATACCAAGCAGTCCTTTGGCCTTTTCCGTAGGCTCGCTAATATGCCGACCTTTCTTCAGGTATCCTTCACGGCGCAGAAACCTAATGACCTTCGTAGAGCCGATACTAGGAATCTCACTTCGCAGGCTCTTACCGAAATCGCGCAAGCTAATTTCTTTCATCACACACCATCCACATCAGTAAAGTAATCAGCAAACGGGTTATCGCCTGGCTCCGCAAACTCCATGTTGATAGGTGCTGCCTCAGCATCGGATGGACGCAGAACATCCTTTGGCTGTCGAACAGACTTGAAGATGAGTGTCCAGTCAACGGGCATGTAGTCACCCAACAGAATCATGTCCTTGAGTGTTAGATTCCCATTCAACAGCTTAGTTCGATAATACTGCGTAGAAGGACCGCCAAGCAGCTGACCATCATTTGTAATCGACAGGCCCGCATCCTTGAACTGCTTAATCACAAGCTGTCGAACGAGATCAACACGAGTTTCGATATCCTGCGGATACTCAGGAGTGCGAGATGCGCGGGCCTTAGCCATACGGGCGCGAGCCTCTTCGAGCTTCACAGGGTCAGTAATTTTAGTCATTTTTCACCTCATACTTCTTCAAAAGGTCCGGTCGGAATCCAGACCAGTGTTCCTTAATTTGCGCACCTTCACGCACAACGACGACAGGTGCTTGCTGATAACCCAGCGCGCGGATAATTGCCAGCGCATCTGCATCTTCCGTTACGTCGGTGCTATTGAACGGTAGTCCAAGCGCCTTCAGCTTGCGGTAAGTCGCCGTACACTGCGGGCAGTTGGGCTTGGAGTAGACGTTGATGTTCATTCTCAGATAGACCTTCCAGTCGAACCAAAGCCACCCTGACCTCGCTCACCGGCTTGGACAGGTGGCTGTGCGTAGAGGGCAGATGCGCCCTCTAGCTTGACGATGACAATTTGAGCGACCCGTTCATGTTCTTCGAGAACGACAGGGGTGTCTTTACTCATGTTCCACAGCGGAACGAGAACTTCGCCCTCGTAACCAGCGTCGATGACACCGACACCGTTAGCGAGTAGAAGGCCCTTCTTGCTCAAGGAAGAGCGGGCAAAGACGAGTCCGACAGAGCCGTCAGGAATGTCGAACTTAGCAGGGTAGTAGCCTGTCTGCACGAGGATAACTTCACCCGGATAGATGATCACCGGCATCTTCGTAGACAGGTCGAAACCAGCATCGTTATGGTGCTGTCGCGTTGGGCGCATTTTTGCTCCTTTCGTTGAGTACAACCATCAGTGCAGCGGCTTTAGCAAACTTCAGTGTGCTTGGTGCTGCAATGCAGTCTGTGATAACTTCGTCGGCTAGTTGGCCGAAGTCTGTTTCTAGGGCGCTATAGTGATCGTACCATTTGTTAATGTGTTGTCGGCTAATGCCCATGTATGTGTCCGGGTCGCCACTTGTGACACTGATACGAGAGTCTTTGTCCCAAATATAGTTCAAGTCTTTAAGATCAGGTACGTGTGGAACGAGCTTGTTCGCGTAGTTGTTGTTCCGGCTCACGTACTGACTCAGGCAGATAACGACATCATTGAAGCGGGGCTTTGTCTTGGTCTCGCCGTACCACCATTTATAAATACTGTCGATGAGCTTTTCTGCTGTCTCGTCTAGTTTCACCGGGTTGAACTTTTTGACGCTGGTTGGTTGCCTCACGGCCCGGTCGGAATAACTGAAGCTGCTGCGCCCAACTCGCTTGAGCCACGTTTCCACAACCTTACTTGGGTCTGTCATTGTCCCTCCTTTCTACGCAGTCAATATTAGTACGTGTTAGTGTGGGGTACAAGCGAAACCTGTGTGACCTATGCCACACTGTGTTTTGGGTAAGACAGAGCGCCAGCACTAAACAGCACTGGCGCTCTGCCCTGTTAGGAAGGAGGCTCCTAGTGTATCACTCAGATGTAGTCGTTGCCAAATCGACCGGCACGCCAGGCGAGGTAGCAGGCCAATGCACCACCACCGATTGCAATAAATGCAATCACGATAGCCTCAGATGCAGCACCCGTCTTAGCGAGCTTGCCCTGTTCTGGTACGACAGCCGTGGCAGTCGGCTGAGGCGTAGGGGTCGCAGACTGCGGCTCATCCGATGGGCTAGGTGCCGGAGTAGGCTTCTCAGACGGTGCAGGAGCAGGCGTAGGCTTCTCGGAAGGAGTAGGCTCCGGCGTAACGCTAGGCGCAGGGGTCGGCTTCACAGAAGGTGTAGGCTGCGGGGCAGGCGTAACACTCGGCTCCGGTGCAGGGGCAGGCGTAGAAGGCTCCGGCGTAGGCTCAGGCGTGACGCTTGGTGCCGGGGCAGGGGCCGGAGTCGGCTTCACAGAACCATCACCGTTAGTACCACCATTGCTCTTAACTGTCGCCGTAGCCTCCAACTTCAGACCATTCACCTCAGCATGGTTGGTCGCAGAGTTCTGACCCTCGGGAACGACAGTATGCTCAGGCGGGTAGGTGACACACGTCTTGGAGCCTTCAGGGGCCGTGAACTTAATCGTGTTGTCATCAACCTGAGTAGCCGTGATAACCGCAGTCGTATCCGGGTTCCACGTATCCGACTTAGCACACTTCACGGTGGTTCCGAGCTTAGCGTCAAAGTCCTTAACAGTGTATTCGACACCACCCTTAGCAATCCACTTAATGCCCCAGCTGATAGTCCCATCAGCGTTAGACCAACCGAACTTCACATTCTCCGGGTTGGCCCATTCGTAATGGGCCGGTCCGTCACAATCATTGCTACACACCCCCTCACCGTTCTTGTCGCCCCAAACGAGCTTCTTCACGGCCTCACCGTTCAGGGTGATTGTGCCCTCATCCGTGCCGATAGCACCACCCTGAAGGCGAGCACGCGCCCACCAGGTGCCCTTCACGTCCGTCTTGTCTGCGTAAGAGGCCGGAACCTCCTTGACCATGCAGGTAAGCGTCGCCTCGTTAGCCACACACTCACCAACGACAGTGCCGTCATCGAGCGTGAAGGGGAAAGAGGCGTTCCACACGAACGGAGCCTTACCCTCGTTCGGCACCGTCGAGACGGTGAAAGACTGGCCGACAGCCAGCTTCTCCACGGCCCACGTACCGCCCACGTTGACCTCCGAAGAGGTCTGACGAGAAGAGGACGTAGCCTTCGTGACCTCGGCCTTGATCTCAGGGGTGTTGTCGGCAGCGTATGCCGCTGCCGGGGTGAGCATCAGGAGTGCGACACCTGTCGTCGCAAGAAAACGCTTCATGTTGATTGGTCCTTTCGTTGTTGTCCGGTCTGACAACTTGAGTATAGCTGTCAGACCGGACTTGATACAACTAATATGCGTGTGACTCTACTCACAGCATGATGAAGACTAGGCAATCTTCCTCTCGCACCCAATCGTTCTTCGTCCTCTCACCCTTCGGCTTAGGCACCGGAGAGGGTGTTGGAGTTGGAGTCACTACGACAGGCGGCTCAGGAGTCGGCGGCTGCGGAGAGGGTGGTGCAACCGGGGCAGTAGGCTGGGTGGGCACGATGTGCTTGTATTTGCTAACAAGATCGAGGTCACTATCATATTTAGTTGGCATCACGGTGCCAACCTCATCGAGGCTAATAACCCGCACGTATTTAATCCACATTGACGATGGGTAATCAGACTTATGCTTCGTCGCGTCCACGTATTCTGTGTTACCTTCGTACTCAAGGAACGAGCCACCAATGATGTGGGACAACCGGATAATCCAACCATTCTCGGGGTCAGTAAATGGTGTTGGGTCGTCCATCTCCGAATACATAACAGTGTGGACAAGAAGAGCACCGAGGTAAAAATCAACCCTGTCATTGAGTTTCACCACGCTGTAGGTGTAATAGTCGCTGGTTCCATTGTAGTATCTGCCATACCAAGGACTGCCGGACTTGCTCAAAGTAATCCCATGCTGCTGACTCTTAGTAGGTTCACCCGGACGTGGAGTATGGGTATTCATCTGGTAATCCCCAGGTAGCCAGCCCTTAGCCTCAAGAACATCAATCTCGCCACAGGCAGGCCAGTCACCTTTAGTACCAGTCATCCAGATACCGGGCCAGGAAGAACCAGCAGTAGGCATCTTCGCGCGCACAGACAGGATGAATTGACCCTTAGCCTGAAAAAGAATCTCACCCTTATCCGGCTTACGAGTGCTCACCATGCCAGACAAGAACGGCGCTTTAGCCGCGTCAGCGCCCTCAGCGACAGTGCCTTCTAGCCTAAGACTATAAAACTGTTTGTTGTCTACTACGGTAAGAACATTCTTGTCCGTGAACCGCATCTGTGTCCCCTTATCAGGGTCGAACTTACCCCAGACAGGCGACCACTTAGACGTGTCGAAAACACCATCGAAATCATCGAAGAAAATCTGCTTAGCCATAAGTCAATAGTATCATCCCCCTACCGAGTGTTAGTCGATAGGGGGATGAGTCCCCACGCATTTTGAACCCGCGTGAAAGGCCGGTACCCGAAAGGACGAACCCTTCAGTCACCTATTCCTGAGATCAGAGGCGCGCTGTCTCAGGCCGACAATCACAGATGGTCGAAAGGACGCTGCTCCAAAATCTCGTCCATCTTATGCCCCGGAACAGTGTAAACGCCGGGCGAGACGACACCATAGGTCATGGGCTTAATCATCGTCACAGGAGCCTTCTCGACAATGGCCTGGTCGAGAAGAGCAATCAGCTCAGCGTCCTGCGTGGTGATCGTGTAGACACCCGTACGGGCCTCCTGAGTGATGGTCGTCTTCATCTCGTCATTCTTGACGACGGACGAGTACACGCCCTCGAAAGCCTTACCGAGCTTGACAGCGAGATCGACAATGCTCATGGTTACTCCTTGGTTGTCGTTGTTGTTACGAGGACAGTGTATCAGTCCTGGATGACATCGAAGTCTCCACCAAGTTCCGTCAGGATACTTGCGAGTTCACTATTGCTGAACTTGTCACACCAAGTAGTTATCCAGTATTCCTTGTAATCATCATTACCAAGGACGCCTTCTTCAACATGGAGGAAGTAGTTACCCTCTGCTGTGATCACACAAGGCCCGATAGCGCACTGTTCGAGATCGTATTCCGTGCCGTCCTTGTCCCGGACGATAGTGTCAGACTTAGGTTTTTCTTCCTCAAGTTCGACACCCAGCTGAGGGGCGATCTTCTTCAGTAGCCTATCAGCGAGTTCATCAAACTGTTCATCAGTCAGCATTGTTAGACCCCCTTCAGCGCCCAGTCGAGTTCTTCATTGAGTTCTTCATCATTCCGGCACCATTGGGCTGCCTTAAGGACATCCTGTAGAAACTCCTCCCAGAAGCGCTTATCCGAAAGCCAATCATATTCCTTATTTTCTTCAATAAGCTCTGTCGGCTCCTTGAACTCAGCGTCATGCAACCAAGTAGTGAACACAGGAAGATTGATGTCAATGGTCGTAAGGCGCCCCCAGTCGGACCACCAACCCTTGATAGTGTAGCTTTCACCGAAACTGGTGGTAAAGGTATACTCAGGGTGGTCGAGCATACCTGTATACATACACATATCGCACGAACCGTTAGTGTCTTCGTAAGTGTTTGAGTCGAAGTTAGTAAGTCGTAGCTTCATTTTGTTTCTCCTTTCATTAGAACTTGTGGACAGTAATCTCGACATCAGGGTCATCGGCGTGGTCTCGGACCGCCTTCGCGAGTTCTTCTGGATGGTTGTAAAAGTGACCACTATACGTAACCCACCGAGGCCCAGAAACGGCATAGTAATCATCAATTGACATGATGTAATTAACCCCAGTGCTAATTACACATGGAAACTTTGCCAGTTCAGCAAGATCATGTACGACACCATCCTTGTCCACAATCTCAGTGTCGCTTAGTTCTTGCTCAGGCTTGATACCAAGGATATCCGCCAGCTCCGCAATCTTACGGAAGGCTTCTCGTGTTTCGGCATCAAAATAGATAACAGTCATTTTGTTTCTCCTTTCTGTCGTGCTGCTACAGGACTCGAACCTGCAACCTCTGAGTCTTACTCAGTGCTCTCACCAATTTGAGCTAAGCAGCTTGTTACCTGACCAGGGCAACCCAGCCGTTCGATGAGGGTGTCTTGGTCGAGACACTTTGTGCTATCGAGCAACCTCATCGTCAAGCGCTCCCAGACTAGGACTCGAACCTAGTCCGACAGGGCCAAAACCTGCCATGCTGCCATTACACTATCTGGGATAAACCCAGGTAGTCCCGGAGGACACCTGGGAACTAGGTGTTACACACGCGTATGTAACGTCGGAATGGTGAGACTCGAACTCACGGCCCCCTGGCCCCAAACCAGGTGCGCTACCACTGCGCTACATTCCGTTGGAAGGGGTGCTGTTGACTGACGAAACAAAACCATCACACAAAAATTGTCAGCCCTAGGGTGCTACCCCGCACGTGACCCCCGTCACGGCAACCGGCACGTCCGCTTGATCAGAGCGGCAGGCGGCTATGGCCTAATCATCCAGCATCGTCCGGTGCTTGGTGGTCCCCTCGGTGAGAGTCGAACTCACACTCCTTTCGGAACCCGGGTTTGAGCCGAGCGCGTCTGCCTGTTCCGCCACAAGGGGTGTGCCTCTGAGTCGCGGCGACGATTGTTAGTTGAACTCTCAGAGGCTATTCAGTTGTGATGGGTTTAGTATAGAGTCACCGTTTCTAAGCTGTCAACACCATACTAAGTGATGCGTGTCACGGCTTGTAGTACACGGCCACACGACGGCTACCCGTCATCATACCGACAGGTAGGAACCCGAAAAGCTGAGTGCTCGTGTAGAACTCTTCCAAGGTACACGCACACCAACCACTCGAAGTACGCACGTAGGTTTCCAACGACCCGCCGAGAACAGTACCAAGTGGGTAGTTCTCAAGATCAGCAGGGGACTTGATTGACTCGAACTGCATCATTCCAACCCAGGGTCGATGACAGTAGCGATATAGTCGTTATCCTCGTACTCGTTGATGAGTTCATTAACAAGGTCGAAATCGCTCCACAGCTTCTTAGGGACTGCTGGGGCAGTACGAACCCAGTAACCGTCATTGACCTTCAGGAATGGGCCAAGAGTACCCGAGATAACGACACTGCCTCGGTCGGTGATAGCTGCGAAGTCCACACAGGATTCGACATCTCCGACATTGCCTAGCCCGTTTGCCTCTACGAACCACACCTTTAGCTTAGTAATAGGCATATTACGCAGCTTCATGTAGCTCGTCTGCGTTTCGTTGTAGAGCTTAGTAAACTCATTGTTAGTCATTATCGTTCTCCTTTGCAAGTTCGATCAGTGCTTCAGCGTAGGACTTCACCTTGAACCAGTCCTTATCTTCTCTTTCTCCGGGGCGCTCGCAAGGGTGCAGAGGTTCAATACTATCGTTGTAGCACTTCTTAGCAACCGAGTAAATAGCCTTTACGAATTGCAGCTCACCACTGTTCATAACCACTCTCCTTCTTCTAGTTCAGAATATTTCCAACTCCCAATATTCCCGTACGTAAACTCAATGACGCAATCTTCTCGCCTACGTCGATGTGAAGCCCTATGGCTCGCAATACCCAGGTAGTTAAACTCCCTATCACAGGTATAGCAATAGCAGTCCTTAGTCACCCGTGCTCGCATCAGCCCTGCCTCTCCACAAAAACTTCATCCGTTTCTGGGTACCAATAGATGTTGACACAGTGTTCTTCACCTTCAAGCATCACGTCAGCGTTGATGCTAACAAAGGGAGGCTCGTCGGTATCAAACACAGTACCTACAAGTCCAGTAATCATTTTGTTCTCCTTTCAATTGCTGATGTATTTATACTAATGTGCTCTGCCCACACTTGTCAACAACTAACAACGTGACATGTACCACATCATTGTGAGGGTAAATAAAACCCCTGTGCCTCAAGCCAAGCACAGGGGTTTTATCGGATCAGAGATCCATCAACTGGTAATGACCAGTTTAGCACAGCAACAATCCGGTATGCAACACTAGTTGAGCGTGAAGTGGGTCGCTATATAGAGGCCACCAATGAATCAGCGACATCATAAGGTGTTTCACCCTTGCCGGGATACAACTCAGCGAGGGTGTTGCCAAAGTCCACACCATCAAAGAGGCCAAGCTCATTAGCAACTGACACGATAACCTTGGCCTCCATCAGTTCCTTCAGATCGTCTTCAAAAACGCCATACTCACCAATACCGATGTACCTCATTCCGTCAATCACGGTAGCACCTTCCATCCTTCGCCGTCTCCGATCTCCTTTTTCAACTCTTCATCAGAGTGTGCTTGATTAGTCCACAAGTCCTTCGCGTGGACCCAGTAGTCTTCCATGTCTTCACCGATGGACTTTAGATAACGAACGTCATCAGGACTAATCAGCACAGCTCCGGGTGCAAGCCGATGGAACGGAATAGTCAACTCACTGAAATTGATAATCATTCTCGATTCTCCTTTGCTTCAACAAGACGGTACTTAGCAATCGCGTAATCATCCTTCTCGTCACGCACGAACTGACCGATACGGCCAATGCCGCCCCAGCCCATCTTCTCAGACAGGTAGGCGTGGACGATCTTGTACTTACGGCCACTACCAGTCTTGATACTGCCTGTCTTCTTATTGAAAATCACGTAGATTTCCTCAGCAGGTTCAATCATCAGTTCTCATCTCCACTCGTCTGAAGGTCGATGTCCGGCAGCAGTTCTTCAGGACGGAACGCAACCTTATAGTGGAATGTATCGACAGACGAAGCATCCATCTGCTCCACAAAGTACGTCACATTATCCGAGATACCCAGAAAATGCTTCTTGTACTGATCATCACCCGTCTTACAGGTGACTTCCAGCTGGTTGTCTTCCTTGTCCTTCGTGATCGAGCATAAACCCTCGATGCTCAGCAGGTACTTGTCCGTAATGCCATTGACGAACACAATGCGTCGCATCACCTTGAAGTTGTCGCTCTCGTAGCTGATGTTCCGCGAGGCCGTATCAGCGGCATTGCACGCAGCCAGTGAAAGCGCCGCAGCAACAGCAACGACAGACCCGATAATCTTATTATTCTTCTTCATCATTTCTCCTTAGACGTGAACACCATAGTAAAAGACACAACCAGCAAGGCAAGCAAGAGACACACAGAGCATAATCGTGCCAGCCGCAACAACCTTAGCGCCCCAATTGTAGACCTCATCGAGCATCATTCCGAGAAGTGCCACTGCAAAGCCGAGGATAAGCAGTCCAACAGCAAAAGTCAACATTACTTCTCATCTCCCTTCTTCGTAAACAGTTTCATAAAACTGTGATCGTCTTGATATTCCTTCAAGAAGATATTATTCGCAACGACCAGCAGACCGACAGGTGCAAAGTTGTTCTCCATATCAAGGAAGAAGTTACGGTACTTGATAAACCTTCCATCCAGAACCGTCTCACCATTCACAGCGTCACGGCACTTTTGCAGCGCATTGTTGTGCCGCTCGGCCATGTCGTTGATCTCCGGCTGACGGAAAGCGACAGACATTGGCTCCTTCTCCAAGGGGTTATAGCCCTGAATGGTTCCAATGAAATCAGACAATGGTTCATAGCAGAAGCGCTCATCCGAGGGAATAAACATATCATCATACGTCTTTACAAAGCTGTACGTGCCAGCCTCGAAAAACTCAAGATCGACAATCCAACCAGCAGGAAGTTCATCAAGAGCAGCCTCAAGCACCTCTGTGTTATGAACCAGATCAATATGTTCAGTATCAACTGTTACTAGCATTTTGTGTTCTTCCTTTCATAATGATTTATGCTGTCAAAACCATCGAGTATACCGAGAATACGCGGGTGCTTACTAAAACTTGAAAGATGCTCTGTATCAGGGTTGCCAACAACACCCTCAAAGAACCCTAAGATGTAGTCATTAGCCCACTTCCTGTAATCCCTTATGGATGCACTTAACACACGCTTCTTCAGCTTGGCATCATAGCCATACTCATCTGAGAGAGCGACCCTCCAACAGTATTTAAGAAAACTAATAATGTCACCTTCACCGACAATCGTGAGCCTACCTGTATCCGCGTCAGATTCCGAATACGTCAGACACCCATACATCTTAGCAACACATTTCAACGACTCGTTGATAGCTCGCGCATCCGAATGGTCTTGGTAAATCGCGTAATACTCCACCTGAGAAGGATTGCTGTACTCGACACCATACTCATCCATCAGTACATCATTGCCGAGAACAAACTCACCTCTACGGAAGAAATAAGCGGCCAATTCAATAGGGTGCCTCATGATTCTACAAACCTCACAAGAAGGCTAATAAGAAGAATGACGCAGCCAGCATCCAACACAGCGTTAATCATGTGGTTTTGGTCCCGCTTCGGGCCATTACGAAACATCTTCGAGTTAACAGCCCACATAGCGAACCACGCACAAGCGATAACAATTTGCGCAATAGTAAACATTATGCTGCTACCTCCAATGCAATCTGCACGATATAGCAAACTGCGACAATACCGGCGCAAACAGAGGCCAACACATCAGGCCAGATTCTAAAGCCACCAATACCCTTCTTGAACCGTGCAAGCAATGCGAAAGCAACACTAACACCAGCCCAGACGACAGCAAGGCAAATGTGAAAAGCGATCACGTGAGACTCCTTTCAATAGTAAATGATTTATCAGAAGGGTCAACCTTGACCCTCAAAAAGTAAGTGTAAGGCTCTTCCCACACCGAAACCTCAAGTTCAACCTCGAAAGTCTCCGATTCGTCCCAAGCCCGTTTCAAGGCATTAAAAAGCATTTTGCGGAAATAGGAAGGCACATCAGTGCAAAGTGCGGCAATACCTTCTGGTGAGAACTCAAACCCCACTCCGGTCTTTGTTAGCTTAACCATTAGTAACTCTTATGAATCAGGTGGACATGCTCACGGTTACGCATGATTCGGACAAACATTTCGTGGTCACCCTTCTTCGTGTCATAGCAGCTCAGCCAGTAACCGTCAGCACGGAACCACTCTGCACCACCAATAGCAATCACACACCCGGTAATAATGTCTGCCACGTCATCGGGGGTCGTAATCTTAATATGGCTGGGTTGGCCGTCAAGATACGTCAGCTCGAACGGTTCTTCGTTGTTGTAGAGACCACTCCACATCTTTAGTTCTAGTGTTCGGTACTGCTGAAATGCCTCTTCGTACTCGCGGTGTAGAGATGAGTACTTATCAAGCGTTTCTTCAATCGTCTGCATTTTTTGTTTCCTTCCTTGTTGTGCTGTTAGTTGAAAACCCGGTGACCATCGTTAATGATGGTGTAGCCACTCTCATGGCAAATATCCGCTACTTCTTCTTCGCTGTAGTAGTTGCCCTTGTTGTCCAGCCAGTAGTACGTCAGCTCACCTAGGATGAGAAAGTACGTTGTGTTACCAGCGAGGACACTCGCGCCACTACTGAGCCTATGCAGAACCAACCATTCAATAGGCGTAATCTTTGGACCAGTGATCATCTACGACACAATCCTTCCAATACCGTCAATAATCAATCCAAGCCCAAAAAGGAACAACGACAGTGCAGCCATACCGACAGCCACGGCCAAGACCTTATCAGTTATGTAATCATAGCCAGAGTCCCACACTTCGTAAGCGATAACCGCCAGGATAAGCGTGACAGAAAAACATAGCACGCTTGCCACAATAAGACCAATCCCTACTCCCATGTCACAGCCCCCAGTGAATAACCGTCACCTTTGCCCCGTTGTGGCGCATAAGGTCTGCAAGTTGTTCATCAGAGTACTGTTCGCCGCTAAACGTCACCCAACGACGGCCTAGCTCGCCATTGACGATGAGAAAAGCCTCCCAACCACCACAGTTGAGCAGTGTGCCAACATCGAACTCTTCGACGGGGTAGACGACTGTTTCCAAGTCCTTGTTAATCAGCTCAACCTGGGTGCCTGTCAGCTCAGGTTCCTTGAACTCCTTTTCGAGCTTCTTACGGAACTCTTCGACAGCATCGTCAATCATCTTCTGAATGTCAGTAGTCACTTGTTATCCTCCTTTGGGTTAGACGTTAGGGCAATAGATAACATCGACAACCTGATTGGGTTGCACAATGAGTTGCAGCATATCTTCGATTGTGATGCTTTCACCATTGCAGTTCACCCACTGCTTGTCGTGGTTGAGCATCCACACTTCGTTGGCGGGCTTTCGCAAGTGTACGACAGTGCCAGGGTCAAGCAGGCACTCGTAAGTAATCCAATGGCCTGTTGAGATGCGAAACCTAGTGTTCAGTAGGTCGTCCATGATTTCTCCTTTCGTTGATGCTTTAAGCATAGAAGGGTAGACGGTTAAAGTCAACAAGATAGCGTGTGATCTGACCCACTCTATTGAGGGGTGTGGGGGTATGTAGGGCAGTGAGTGGCCAAAATACACGTGGGGGTATGACACCCCCTCCTAACTTTACACTCATAAGCATTTGATTTTTTAAATGCTTATTTTTACCCTGCTGTCAAGCGACCGACCAAGCCACTCACCCGCCAACCTGCCACATCTCCCTAGCGGACCCGGTCCCCATCCTATACCCAGCCCGGCCCCATAAACGTGACCCGCGCCACCCGAACCCCACCCCTAACCCAGGACCAAAACCCCTAACAAAACTTAGGTCACACTTACTAATCTTAGCCCATCATATGTGCCTCACATCACATATGTGCTACAAGTCACACAACCAGCAACCTGCAACCTACCAAGCAACCTGCATCATTCAACACGAATTAGCATCAACAAGCAACACACACACCCCCGAAAATTGCCCCGCGTAATACCCCCTCAAATCTATTGCTGCAATGCATAATCTATTGTGTGTATACACTCTAGCGTATAAGCGTAAACACGGAAAATGAGATTACGTAATGCATTATACATTGTAACAAGAGAATTACTATACTAATACATTTATATACTATATATATCTATTTATTATTTATTATTATTTATTTTAATTCCGCACATCCTGTGCGTGCGTGTTAAGAAGGAGTTAACGGCGTTAACTTTCCATGTAAACTATTGCCTTGTAAACTATTCCCCTCCTCAATTGTCCTGACATTTACGCTACACCCCCTCTCACGCCCTAACACCCCCTCGGGGCTACCCACATACCACTAGCACCCTAAAACTCGCTTAGAACCCCGTCTAGACCCCTTAAACGTCCCCTCCCACTCTCACCACTACCCCTAACCTACCAATTCCCTCGCACATGCGCACGCGTATAACATACTCCCCCATAAACACCACTCAAACCATAAAACTATCCACATGCTGAGATGTCTAGTTCTACCCATGCGTCTTGACACCGGCCCTGTCGCACGATAACCAAACCTCAGAATGTTACCAACGACACAACAACAAACTATTGACAACCAACAAACAACGTACTATTCACGCGCGCGTTCCTTATTCCTAGCCACTAACACCCACACTTAAACAATGTGTCCCTAATCACATGTTTTCATGTTGACAACACACGCACACCCCGCTATTGTTTAAGTATCGGCAAACAAACAACAGAAAGAGAGCCGAAAAATGAAAACCTCGTTCGCGTGCGACTACGAAACGATGGCCCGCCTTGCGGAATACGAAGCCGACTACCAGGAACGCTATTTTCTGCCTGTCGATAGCGCACGCAAAGGCGCGGTTAGGCGTGAATACGAAGAGCGGCGAACCGCAAAGCGTGTTAACGAGCTGTTCCACGATATGATCGACCTGTCGATTAAAATCAACGATGAGGCGATGCGCGGACACCTTGACCGTGACCTGGTTAACACCGCTGTTGCAGCACTGACCGCGCTTTCCAAGTCGATCAACAAGTGACACACAACACAGTCTATCGGGTTGACAACCCACCGCCAACCCGATAGACTGGAGCCAACAACAAAGACAAACCGAAAGGTGAAAACAATGATCCGTCTAACCGTTGACGATGAGGCCCGCGCCCTGTCGGCATGGGCACACGCCGAAACCTTGTACGTAGGCGAAGACGTTATTTTTGCCCCGCGTTGGGCAACACACGTTTGGCTTGCATCTGATGGGCATCTCTACTTTGCAAAGGGTAGTGACCTCCTATTCATGGGCACTAGCGAGTCCGGCCCTGACCGGCTCAAAGAATTGTACTAACAAACAACCCACACAGAAAGACAACAAAAATGCGAGACACTACGCACGCAACCGTTACCCAATGGACCGAGTACCGTACCGCTAGCGGGCGGTGGTCAAAGGTCCGACACGATGAAACTATTGAAGACTTCAAGCCGCACAACCTGCGCTACTTTTTCGATGCAAAGTTTTCCGGCGAACGGCGTGAATACGGATACTTCAGTCAAGGCTATTTGCCTTACCGCGTGACTGTCCCTAGTCCCGATGGAAGCGAGCGCCGCGTATATCTTTTCGATTACTACACCGGCCCGCGTGAGGTCACAACGTACACATACGAAGATTGATAGTCTTCAACTTCCCGGCCCTAATGGTGGGTTTCAGGTTGGTTCAATTCCAACGCCGGGAACGATGCGACACAAGTCGCACAGACCAACAACAAACCGAAAGGTTAATTGACATGGCACACACGTTCAAGACGGACCCCTGGCACGTCAAAGAAGCGCGCGGGGCGGCGTGGCATCCCCGTGAGTTCCGCCGCGAACACTCGCCCTACACGAAGGCCCGGCGTGACCTGAGCAAGCGCATCCGCGCCCGTGAGCGCCGTGAGATGGACCGTATCGCGCGCGATATCGAAGCGTGGGGCGATTACTACCCGACCGGCGCAACGTTGCGCGAGTTTGCGACCGATACCGACCGTGACGGTTGGCAGCACTGACCAACAACCCAACACAGAAAGACAAAGACAATGGGTATTCTCGAAAACATTGATAGCGCCGCATGGGACTTGGAACACGGACATGTTGACGGCTTGTATCCAGTGAGCAACAATTTTACGATTGTTGCTAATCATAACCACCCCGTCCCCAATAGTCGATTTGACGTGTACTCTTACACAACACTAGTTGCGGTAGTGAACAGGGATGAAAACGGCAATTGGGATACGTTTGTTCACCATGACGCGTTTCACCATTCCACTACAACTAGCCGACACCTGCGCCGTTTCCTGTCGGCAATGGTTGGCCGTGTTGACTGGGATGCGCTTTATAAGGCGTGCGACCGTGAGTGCGACAACGAGACTATTCACGGTAACGGCGCGCAATTTATCAACGTTAGGGAGGTCGCCTAAATGACTATTAACAGTTCCCTGTTGTCAGTGTATCCCGATCAACGCCTGTATGGTACACGCCCGCTTGGTAGTCGGTACTTCCTTAGCGAGGGTATGCGATGGTATATGATTACCAACTCATTCACGGGTAAGGTTGTTTGCACGTGGGATAGCGACGGTAATCTGTATGCGACAACGGACGGCCTCACACCCTACGAAAAAGCGCTGATTACCCGCGTACTGCGCATGTGGCGACACACGCCGCGTATTCTATGGGACGTGTGGGACCGACACGCAACAAAGATTCAAGACAAATGGGGACGGCAGTACGCGCTAGTGAGTGTGCCTTAAAACACACTCTGACAACTTGACAACAACAGATCAACAACCTACTATTGACACATAGGCACAAAGCCTAAGCAAACAACAAACAGAAAGTGAGACACAACAATGCGAGTCAACAAGAACACCATGCAGGTTATCAAGACGGCGACGGCAACCAAGATTATGTTTCGGAAGATGGGAGCGGACTACGGCGACAACCCTAGCGTGCTTGCCGCTATTGACGCGGTGGTAACTGCCCTTGATGGCCTGTCCGATGCGGTAGTCATGAGCGAGATTGAGGGCTGAGCAATGGAACTGACTTGGGAACAGATGGACTTTATCCGTATCGCGCTTGAAGCCCATATTGACGCACTGCGCAAGGATGCGGCGACACTTGGTGAACCACTGGTTACCAAGACAATTGAAGAGCGTATTGACAAGATCGGACCCGTGTATGACGCGCTTGTGTCCGGTGACTGCGTTCTCATTCTGGAAGAATGCTAGACCCTAGAAAGGTTATCCCTAGCCTGTCGGTAGGTAAATGCAGGTTCAACCCCTGCCTAGGGAACGATGCTAACCACCTTGGTTAGCGACAACGACACCGAAAGGTAGAACTATGTCACACAATGAATTGCCCAATTGGTACGGTATCCCCAGTATCGGCTTTGAGTGGCGAGGTTCCCAAAGTGACCCTATTTTGCACTACAAGGGACGGAAGTTCAACGGCAATGACGTGCAAGATGGGTTGTGGGAGTCCTACCAGGAAACCATAGACAATACCGACAATAGCGCAGAGTGGGAAGACTTTGTAATCAACAACGCTGTTGATTATCTGGAAGATATTATCGCCTATGGCTTTGGGGGCTAATTAGTATGTGGGAAGAATTGCTGACTGTCATTAGTGACCGTTACTACCCGCTAGAGTCCATGCAGGAACACGTGGCAGGTTATGTCCATCCTGAAACAGGATGGGACCTGTCGCTGATTAACCCTTGGTTTATCGAACGTGGCTATGAGTTTGTGGGACTACTTGACTTGTTCTCTGAGAATGAGCCTAGCGGTTTGTACGTCAACATTAATGGGTACGTGTGGCGTTGTCGCACTAATGCCGCTGACAATAGCATTTATTGGTACTGGGAGTCCGATAGCGAGGGCATTAGCCTAGACGATATGCGTTTCTTGCATGGATACGCACATATGTTTATCTGGGACGCTGACTCACAAACTTGTGAGCTAGTTAACATGGCAGAATGACTGCCAACCTGCTAATCTTTAATTATCGGAAAACAAACAACCAAGCGAAAGCGAGAAAACAATGATTCAGACACAGTTCGCGCACACTGTCACCGTTCCCGATGAATGGGAGCATAACGGACACACTTTCCAAGTGACTCAAGATATTGACGCTGAGTGCCCTACTGAATGGGACGACACGCTAGAGATGCTTTCCCTTAGCACATACAGTCGCACTACCATTCCTACCTACGCGCCGTCCGATAGTGCTGAATGGGACGTGCTTGACATTATGCGCAACCAGTTTAGCCGCGAAAGTGACCTGACAACTGAAGCATGGGAGAACGCTTGCAAGGCATGTGGCATTGACAACCCTAACGTGCGTATTGACCGCGTTGGTAGTGACCGGGAGCTTGCGGCTATCATTGCTGAGCCTAATATGGATATCGAAAGTTTCGTTAGCAACTACAACCAATGGGCCGACGGCTATGTGTGGGTTGTGTCGGACGAAACAACGGGTGATTCATTAGGTGGTATCTATGCCGAGTCCGAGGAAGACGCTATCAAGTACTACACCGAAAACTATATGTGAGAAAGAGTGAGAAACAATGCCTAGAATTGACATGCTACTCGTTATTGCCGCTGACTGGGACACTAAGTTTTGTTTCAGTTCTGAAGAATTGGGGGTTAGCGAGGGAGAATATGACTACGTGACACGTGGTGGTGACCTGCGCATTAGGGAAGATTTTGAGGTTATGGCCGCTGAGGCCGTGGACGACTTACACAAGCCTGTTACGGTGCTTGGTAGGACACTCAAGGCGAGTGACATTGCTAGGGAGATGCTGAGTGACGACTGGGAAGCCTATGTCAACAGTTGCATTGCACATCTAATCGCAATGGAAGAGATTAAGGAAGTCTGGTAGTGTTCGCGGTCGCCTACTATGGCCTATTCCTTACCTTTGTCGCCCTCCCTGTCGGCGCATACTACCACCTCGTAGAACGAAACAACAACAACAACAACGAAAGTGAGAACAACAATGAATACTGAAAACCTCGTCAACAAGATTACCAAGCTCAACGCCGAGATTGCGGCCCTGACTGAAGCACGCGACGCACTCAAGGCGGAACTGTGCGCACAGTTCAACGCGGGAGACAAGATTCAGGTGGGAGACACTAAGGTCACGTTTGCCGTGCGAAAGACTATCAACGCCGCCGCTGTTGAAGCACTGCCCGCGTTTAAGAAACTGCCAAAGGCAGTGCGTGAGTCGGTTTATGACAAGCCTAAGTTGAATACTAAGAAACTTGCCGCGCTTGATCTTCCGATTGATCTGTCGCCCGCTACTACTGTATCGGACGTGTACGCGACGTTCCGATGAATTGGAAGCAATACGGGACGGGCGACGGTGGATACACTGTCGAACAGGTGGAAGCCGTCGCCCGTTCCCTTGAAGAACAAGAACTGCAAGAATATTCAACCATGTGGCTTGAAGCGGTACGACAGATGCGGGCCGCTGAGATTATCCACAACAACCTTGGCGTGGGAGCCGAGGTAGAACTGCCCAACGGCATGTCAATTTATATCGAAAGTGAGTAATCAAAATGTTCAGTGAGTACGTAGACGGTGACACGTTCAACCAGCGCGAACTAGATAGCGATGTTTTTGCTGAATCATTTAACGCGAATGAGATTGACGGCTACCGACGTAGCAAGGACTCGGAGGAAGACTGTTACAACGCTTGGGAGTATTGGGACGAGAAGGGCCTGTTCTCTGACTGGCTGGAATGGCGTTTTGAGGAAGACGGCTACCTCGGCTATGACGACAACCCGCAAGACGGAATGTTTGTCTGGATGCAAGACTACGAACAGTGTGTCGTCCTGCCCGGCGACAATGAATTGCCGTCCGACGTGGTTGCTATGTTTGACCGTGACTCACTGTATGAAACTGTCTATGCGGAGGGTATTGTCCGTGACGGTGTTTTCTACGCCACTACTATTGCGAGGGAGCTTGACTAATGAATATCAACACACTGTCTGAAACCGGCGAGATTACTATCTTCCAAGACGCTGACACGGGCAACACGTATATTGTGGAACCAGTGCTAGGAACTACGGAACCTATAGATATGGCAGATGAACCTTATCTGTTTATTGGGGACTGCGACGACTTTATGCAGTCCGATAACCTCGTGTTCAAGACGCTTGGTAGGTATATTGCAGTGCATGATGAAACACCTGCCAACGTGGGAGAATACGCTAAGTTGTTCAAGGGTGAACTGTGCTCACACTTCAAGTGCGTCGATGGGTGGGAGGACTATGACTTTATTGAGTCATACGGGCAGATTCTAGCGGTCAATAAGCGACTAGGGAACGCCGAAGAATGGCTGAACTATCTCAACATGTGGGACGACGGGGAAGTATATTCTGTCCTCGACTGTTCGACCGGAATTAAGGTCACTGACATTTACGCTGAATACCATGAGGATGCACTTGAGCTTTATCTCAGGGATGGGGAGCTTGCATCACTGAAGGCACGAGTCAACAAGGTATTGGGGGACTAACTAATGGACAATGCTTATATTCAAGTGTTGACAGACGGGACAGGTATCGTTGTGTCGCATGACTTTGATATGGGTATCGGTGTCATTGCGGGACCACGTATTCTCGCCCGTCTTACCAAGGAACAGGTCAAAATGATTAGGGAGGCTAACTAATGAATCTTGAAGAATTGACTAAGATGTATAGCGACGCTTGTATGCGCGCGGTGGAAGATGCTATCCATGAGCTTACTAACAAGTGGGACAGTAAGGTAGTTGACCTGTTGAACGCGGGCGATTATTATATCTGCGCTGAGTTGTACGGGGATAGTCTGAGTATTCTCGCCTATATTGGCAAAGACGACTACTACGGGTACAAGCGCTATCTCAACTCTGACATGCAACGCGACGTTCAGGAAAGGTTCGACAAGCTAGGGGCACAAGTTGTTCTCAACGCAATGATCTACTGTGGCTGGGAAGAAACTACACATACGATTACTTGGGAGATTAAGTAAATGACCTTTGCACCGCGCCACTACCAGGAACGTGTACTGGAAGGACTGGCAAACAGCAAAACGCCGTACACGGGACTGGTAGGCGCGGGCCTTGGTACGGGCAAGACGGCAATGAGCGTGTGGAACGCGCTTAATGCTTTCGGTAGCACTATCGGGGAGCAGATTATTCTCATTGTCGCCCCTGTCCGTACTGAGTCAGGCTGGCGCTCGCACTGGAAGACGCTTGCCGGAATTGACATGCGCACGCTGTCTGGTAAGAAAACCAAGGCCGCGCTTGCAGTGTGGGACGATCTGGAAAACAATGTACCCGGCGTGTACTTTATTACGTGGGAGCTGATGCGGTCCCGTAATAAAGAAAAGCGGTGGGACGGGCGCGCGAAAAAGTACGTCTTCAAGTCAATGGCTAAGCCGTTCTACGGTGTAGAGTTTGGGATGGTTATTGCCGATGAATGGCACCGCGCGTGCAACCACTCTAGCCTCAACTTTGACGTGGCACGACACATCAAGGCACAGTACCGTCTTGCCCTGAGTGCGACACCCGCTGGGAACAAGCCATGCAACATTTGGGCGGCGCTGAAGTTCCTATGGCCTAACCACTACGGCGGTTACTGGGACTTTTGCGAAAAGTTCTTCAAGGTGGAAGTCAACCCATGGTCTGCGTACGGGAAAGATTTTTCGGGAGAACGTTCCCCCGGCATGGTCCGTCGTGGAGCGCCGTCCTATCACGAGGTTTCACAGGCCGAGGCTAACCCTGAACTGCCCGGCGTGATTATTCACCGCGTGGAAGTCGAACTGTCTCGCACGCAGCGCAAGATGTATGACGATCTGGAACAGAAGGCACTCACGTTCCTGGGAGAAAATCCGCTTGCGCTGAGCATCCCGATGGAACTTGATCTACGGTTGCGACAGATGACGCTGGGAGTCCCCTCGTTCAACGAGGAAGGGACTGTCGATTACAAGGAAGATTGTAAGTCTTCCAAGCTCGATGCAATGATGGATATTATTGCTGACCTGCCTGAAGATGAACCTGTCGTCGTGTGGGTACACTCGCAAAAGTTCATTAAGGCCGCGCTGTACCGTCTGAAGAAGGCTGGTATCAAGGCTATTGAAGTCTCTGGCAAGTCACGTGGTGACTTCCATGCCATGATTAACGGCGACGTGCGCGTCATTGTCGCACAACACGAGGCCATGTCTGAAGGCGTTGACGGCCTTCAGCGAGTGTGCCATACTGAGATTTGGCTGAGCCAGTCAAATAGCCTTGTGATTAACGAACAGGCAACTGGGCGTTTGAACAGGCAGGGACAGACACAGCCTGTTAACCGTTTCCTGATTCAGGCAACCGATACGGTGGACGACCGTGTTCTGGGACGCTTGCAGGAACGCTTTGACAAGCTGAAGTCATCGGGACTAATCTAATACTGAAACAATTGAAGGGAGAAACCAATGGACTGGAATGACTTGTACGATGATAGCCGGGAGTTATATAAGAAGATTGGCAACACGATCTTGCCCGTCTTTGTCGGCGCTGATGCTGGGTTCACCACCGATACAAAATACCTAACGCTGATGCAGCGAGGTACTATCGTGAGACTTGCAGGCAAGTGTTACATCTTTTGCATTAAAGAAGCTGCATTACGCGGTACTGGGTGCTGGGTGGATGGGTTTGGTGAGACATTCACACCATTGGAGTTTCTTACAGAGATTGACGATGCTGCTGAAGTGGGACTCTGCCCTTGGCTTATTCACAACGGCTCCCACAACAGATAACAACAAACCAACAAACCAAAGGAGAACAAACATGAAGACTTATACCAACACCGATACCAAGCGCAACTACAGTGGGACTGTTCGCCTCATTTTCTGCATCCTGTTCGCAGTTGTGGGAGTCTGGTTCCCGTCCTACTTTATGTGGGTTGTCTGGGCCTTTGTCGCCTATGTTGCCCTACTCGCTATTCTGTGGGTGTTCATTGCAATTCTCAGCATTGTCGTGCTGAAGAGTATTACTAATCTTGGCTGAAAGGAGGCTAGACCATGCAGATTATTGAGTTTAACCACAAGACGGTCTCTGCCCTCCTGAAGAAGAGTGTCGCTGAATACTGGATGAAGGATAAGGACGCTTGGCTGAAGTTTGAGGACGGGAGCGTCGTCTGTATCCACGCCATTAACCCCACATGGCAAGCCTACATGTCAGTAGAGATTTGCGACTACGATAAGGCTGTCAATGACAGCCAGGAGTTGCATTTGTACTACAATTCCAGTGGTAACGAGCGCTGGTTCATGCAGAAACATGTAAGCATTATCCTTGACGGCGCTTGTTACTACTACTCAGACCAGCTTGACTACGTGACACGGGAGTACATTCCAGTCATTGAGTTCCACTACTACGAAAAGGGAGAAGAAATTGCCCGTAACGATTAAGGAAATCTACGCGCCTATCCTTGGCTTTGGTTGGGAGAACCTTCCTAACCGCTATGTCCAGCGAGAGTATCTTCCAATTGAAGACGGCCTCGTGACCTCGCCCAGCGGCACCGTCGTTGGTACTGGCACCCTGCCGGGTGGCAAACTGCGTCTGCTTGGAGACAAGGGTCAGGTTTGTGCTCAGCGCTGGACCGGACAGGATGAAATGCTAGTTGTTGACCCGTTCGACAATCGTGTGTTCACCGTCCCGTCTGTGGAAGACTTGAAGTGTAATGCCCGTGAGATGGTGTCGGCGCATATTAACATTGCCGATGCTAAGCCTATGGACCTGTCGATCATGTGGACGGATGACATTGCAGGAGAGTGTGGCTTTGACGTGGCCGACATCCCTGAGCCAGATGAACTCAAGTACACCTACCGACTGAATGGTATGGCTCTGCTTGGCCTGGTCAACGATGGGGACGACAACCTGGTTGTGTCTCGCACGTCTGTAATGTGTCGTCTGCTGCGGTACAAGGCTGGGGATAGGTTTGCGTTCCAAGGCTACCGAAAGAAGAACATGCCAGGTCTGCTGAATGACACGGGAGGTTTCTCTGACTTCGCCCGGAAGATTCTTGCGTGGTCTGAGTGTATGACTCGTGAACAGCGGGAGATTCTTTCCAAGTGAGAGAGTACATTCGAGCCGCCAGGGACGAGGCCGCTAAGTCCCGTTGTGACCGTGCTCACGTGGGGTGCGTGATCGTTGATCGAGTGACGGGACAGGTTGTGTCGCGTGCGTTCAACGAGACACCACACGGCCTTGAGCCGTGCGACACGGGAGGCCACCGGATTGTCGATGACCATTGCGTCAACACTATCCATGCTGAGCGCAACGCGATTCGACAGATGAAGGAACATGGGAGTGAGTACACGCTCTACGTGACCCACTATCCATGTCGTGGTTGCGCGCATCTTATCTCGTCTTGCCCTGAGATCGTAGAAGTTGTGTACCTCGGGGACTACAACAATTCCAGCGAGGCGACAGCTCTCCTGAGCGGCCTGTCGAAGGGGGTTCATCGTGGGGAAGAATAAGCTCACCTTGGAGATTCCTCCTGGCTGTTTGTTCACGGCTATTGAACTGGACAAGATTGAGAAGACGGGGTGGTATGTCAAGGGAAATGAGATCATGTGTCGTACGACGACAATGCCGGGCATTGGTACCCGAGCATTGCGCAAGGTTCTCGAACCGGGAGACTTTCTGGTTCTCATTGAGTCTCCACTAGATGACTTGCATAATTTTGCGTGGAACATGTACGTACTGAAAGAGGCAGAGTATTGGAGGTGGTTAGAGCGTGAGTGAAATCTACGACCGTATCGTTCGGGAGTTGACAAAGCCCTCTGAGCGCGATAAGCAGCGTAAGATTGGCCCCTCTGAGTTGGGAGACCTGTGTGAGCGCTGCTTGGCAGAAAAGCTGCTGGGTGTGCATGTGGAGGAAAAGACGTACCCTCTTGCCCCGATGATTGGGACCGCGTTCCACTTGTACCTTGAGACGACACTGGGGCTAGAAGATTACCTGAAGGAAACAAAGGTAACAGTTGGCGAGATTGAAGGGTATGGAGCGATTCGTGGGACTGCTGACGGGTTTGATCTTAGGGGCGGACATGTTGTTGATTACAAGGTCTTGTCGAAGAAGAAGATCAAGGCTTTCTCGTCTGCAACGTTCTTCGATGAGGAACGTAACCCTGAGTTCTATTCGGACTCGATGACCGAAGGCCAGCTCAAAAAGTACTATTACCAGATGCAGTTGTATGGTCTGGGTATGGAGAACGCTGGCTATGAGGTAAATCACACTTCCCTGGTTTTGTTTCCCAGGGATGCTACGATAGAATCTGTCACAACGGCAACTCACGAGTTGTGCTTCAAGTACAACCGAGAAGCCGCCCTGGCTGTCCTGGAACGCGCCAATGAGATTTTCAAGTGGGCCACCAACAACCCGGACAACCTGGGAGAACTCGACAGCCACCCCGGCTGTTACTACTGCGCTTTCAAGCGCTAAAAGAAAGGAGAAACATGGGAAAGTTCGACAAGTTCCTGAAGGGAATTGATATCGAAGTGTCCGACCCACGAACCACCACACCCAAGCTGAAGGTGCTTCTGTACGGACCCTCCGGCACTGGCAAGACCTCCCTCGCATCTTCAGCGTCAAAGGTTGATGAGCTGGGACCTGTCCTCTATGTTGACTTGGAGCGGGGTACTGCCCCCGCCGCCAAGTTCGGTGATCTGGATAATATGCTCATTGTCCAGCCTGCGACATATCGGGAGTTCGCAGACCTGCTCGTCAAGATCAGTGATGCCAAGGATAAGCCCTTCAACACTGTCGTCATCGACACAGTTGACAGGCTTCAAGAGCTTATCAAGCTCCACTTTGCGGCGGTCAACCCAAAGGATTCTTTCGCAATGTGGGCGGCGGCGTATGACAAGGTACTCGACCTTGTTAATACGATTGCCTTCGACATGGGCTTGAACATCATCACGATCACCCACGAGTCACGCGAGATTGTGGAGACAGAACGGCTCTCTCAGATTGCCCCTGACTTTGAGGGCAAGAAGAGCTTTAAGAAGCTCCCCGCGATCTTCGACATCATCGGCAGGATGACATGGGAGGACGTGGGAGAAGACGGGGAAGAAAACCTCATCACCGTCCTGACCGTTAAGTCGGCGTCCTCCATCCTCACCAAGACACGATTCGACAACATGCCCGCAATGGTTGGCAACCCGTCGTTCGACAAGATCATGGGCTGGGTGCATGAACACTTCGAGAACGGAAAGGACACGACTGAGAATGACGACTAGGTACCTCTCTATCAACGACGCATCGGAGCGTACAGGAGTTGGTCGAACGACCATCCTGTACCGCATCAACACCGGGAAGTTCCCACAACCTGACGCAATCGTTACTTACAAGCGAACTGCCGCCCTCGGGTGGCTCCCTGAAACCATCGAAGATTACAACACTGACAAGAAGGAGAACTGATTAACATGGCAATCAATTTCAACGAGCTTATGTCCCTGGATGTCGCTGAGTCCATGTCCTTTGAGCCGCTGCCCGAAGGCCAGTACAAGGTGACTGTCGATTCCTGCGAGCTGGGAGAGTCCAAGTCTGGCAAGCCCATGTATACCGTGGACTTCGTTGTCAACGAGGGCGACCACGCGGCACGCCAGATTCGCTACTGGCTCGTCCTCGTCACCAAGAAGGGCCTCCACTGGGACTTGCCCAAGTTCTGCGAGGCATCCGGCAACGGCTGGCCTGAAGAACCCGCTGGTCGTACCGAGGATTACTTTAACCAGGTCGCACTTGACCTGGTGGGTAAGACCGCCACGATCACTGTTGCGATTGAAGAGTCCGAGTATAACGGTGAGACTCGCGCCCGCAACAACATCAAGAAGGTCGAATGGGACGAGGCCAAGAAGAAGTCTAAGAAGAAGGCTTCTCGGATCGAACTCTGATCTTCACAGGCGGGCCGTATCTTGACACCAGGGTACGGCCCGCCGTACTATATACAAGCAGAAAGGAGAGCAATGAACCTCAAAGAGTTCTTCCAAGCAGTCCTCCCAGACGGTGAAGGCTGGACCCCCATCATCCTCAAGGGTCCGATGGGCGGTCTCACTAACTTCCGGTGGTTTGAGCTGCCAACGCAGCTCGACAAAATGGTGGCCTACGCCGAGGCTAACGCCGACTTGGACGTGTACTACAGCCCATTTCTCTACACCAAGCCCCCGGCCCTGTCGAACACGAGGCACGCAGCCAAGGATAACGTCATCAAGGCCGCGTGCGTCTGGTCAGACGGCGACGACTGCCCTACCGACAAGCTCCGTATCCAGCCGACGATCAAGGTCCAGACCAGCGAGAAGCACTGGCAGGGATACTGGCTGCTCGAAGACGCAGCCGACCTCTCTAACGACATGCTCGAAGCCCTTTCACGAGGACTCTACGAGCACCACAAGAACGACGGCATGGACCGAGGCTGGCCCCTGTCGAAGAAGCTCCGTGTCCCTTTCACTCATAACTGCAAGCGCGTCAAGCCCTGGGAGATCACGCTCACAGTCAACGACGAGGCGATCACCGCCGCTGAGTTCGCAGCAGAGTACCCGCCTGTCGAACGCATGGGCATTGAGGAAGAAGACTTCCCCACCGACATCCCCTCCATGTTTGAGGTGTTGGGCATGGTGAACCGCAGCTACATCACGGACCTGGCTACGGATGACACCTTCAACGATGACGAAGACCGCAGCTCGAAGATGTACCATCTTCAGTGCGCCCTCTGGGAAGAGGGTTGTTCAATTGTTGAAGCATTTGCCGTTGTGCGCGCCACTGAGTTCAACAAGTTTGAGGCAGACGGACGTGGCGACGGCTACCTCTGGAAGCAGATCAATCGTGACTATGCACGTTGGAAGTCTGAGCACGATGGCCCCACGGAAACCGATCTCGAAGCGACAACCCGTATCGGCTCGTCCTACCTGCTGAGTGAATCGCGTGAGCTGTCGTTGCAGGATGTTGACTTCCTACACGGGGACGAGGAAGAACCGATGGGCCTGTTTGTCGATCAGTTCGCGGCATGGGCATCAACCAAGTCTGCAATGGCCCCCAAGCAGTTCCACTACGCGGGCGCTCTCGCTATCCTCTCAAGCATGTTCGCTAAGTATGCGTTCCTCCCTACGAACGTACAAAAGATGCCGTTGAACCTATACTTCCTGGTTCTGGGACGTACTACCCAGTCTCGTAAGTCAACGTCTTTGCGCCTGGCAGAGTCCATGATGCGCGACATTGCGGTGGGTATCGGCAAGGGGCCGGATGCTTTCATTGCGCCTGAAGATTCGACAGGCGAGGCATTGTCCGCGTATCTGCGCACCAAGCCGAAAGAGAGTGGTCTCTTCGCTATTGACGAGGTGCAAGACTTTTTCGCACATGCTGCCCAAAAGGGTAGCTACATGGCATCAATGATGCCGTTCCTTACCAAGAGCTACGACGGCTACATTCCGGCTGTCGCACGTAAGGACAAGGGAGGCAAGGTTGCGTACCAGACTGCGACCCCGTATTACATGACGTTCTACGGGACAGGTATTCTTGACCAGGCCGCAAAGCATCTGACGACAGAAAAGGTCGAGTCCGGCTTTACGCCCCGTTGCCTTGTTGTTATTGACGACAGGGATAAGTACATCACGTCCTCTCAGGATGTGAAGCTCGTGACCGTGAGCGCATCGACAGGTAAGGTTGAAGACAAGCAGCGTGACTTCATGGTGTCGAACCTTATCAAGTCTGTGACCAAGTTCGACGTGGCTTTCAATGCTCGTCGTGCGCAACGCATGGAGAATGAGGAAGTCCGTATCCCTATCGAGTTTGAGCCGGGCGTGTTCGAGCGCTGGATTGAGTTTTCGGAAGAGGCTAAGGTGCTTGCTGAGCGGCACATGCTGAACAGTCGTGAACTGTTCCCTGGCACTGAGCGTATGACGTTCTCGGTGCTCCGTATCGCGGCTCTGCTTGCCATGTATAACGGCCCCAACTCGAAGGGTACTGTCGTCGTCACGATGAGGGAAATGCTCAAGGCTATCTCTCTTGCGTCCATCTGGTTGTCTTCTAACGAGGTGTTCATTCACCACGTGAAGAACAGCAACTTCAGCAACAAGGTGGACAAGCTCATTAACTTTGTTGCGCGCACCGACAACGGCATGGTTTCGATTCCGAAACTCATGCTGAAGTTCCAGTCTGAAATCAGTGGTATGCGCGAACTGAAGGAAATCATCACATATGCCCAGGCACGTGGAACAATCCGTGAAGTTATCAAAGGCAAGTCGAATAACGAAAGGTTCATTGAATATATGGGAGGGCAAGTATGAAAGTCTTAACTGAAAACATCGACAAGCTGCCCGTCCTTGCAACAATTCTACTCAAGCGTGCAAGGACGGTGGCAGGTCTGCCAGAAGATGTGACTGTCGAACTCACCGACGACCCCACCGAGGAAGACATTGACATCACCCTCGGAACGGTCAAGGGCTACAAGGGTGATGCCTTCAAGTCACTTTCCCCAAAACAGATTGTGACTCATCCGCAGGCTATTCTGTTCCTTGCTCAGGCGTTCCAGTATGGCTTCCTCGGTCCTGTTGACCCTGGCCTGGAACTTGGCAAGGATTGGGTCATCTGGGAGGGGCAGGACATCGAGTTCAAGCCTGGTACCTTGATTGCTCTCGATATCGAATCGGCGGGCAACATTGAGGAAGATACGTTTGCGGCTGGCCGCATCCTGTCTATCGCCCTGTGGAACGGCAAGTTCGGTGTTGTTATCCCCGAAGAACTCGCTGAGACCAACAAGGCGGCAGAGCTTATCAAGCGACTGTGCGACACCTGCACTGTCATTGCCCATAACGGCACGTTCGACATGCCCTACCTGTCGGCT